GTCGTCATCTACGCCGGGACCATCATCGGCAATCCTGACGAACTGGCTGGGTTTGTATTCGATGCCGTCGAAGGTGGCGGGGCCACGTTCCATCGGTTTAGCGTCCTGAGCCAGCAGGCGGCGACGTAATGCCGACGTCCCTGTATTACGTACGGCCAGACGAGAACAGGCTCTATGGGGCCGCTGTGGCCGACACGGCTGGGACGACAGATTCGACCTATACGAATGACTGGCTGTGTGATGGCCGCATGGGTCACCCGGCAAAGGCCACCAACGGTACCGTGACATGGACAGCGACATTCACGAGCGGGTCGATCAGCCTTGTCGCGGTATGCGGCACTAACAGCAACGTCAACGCCACGATCAGCGGCACGGTCTCAGGCTCGGTGGTTGCTGGCACGCTGCAGCCCAACGGCATCCGCCTGAATGGGTTTGCCACGTTCACCCCAACAAGCGGGACAACACTTGGCGTGGGATTCTCCGGTGCCTCGGCTGCGGTTGTTGTGGGCGAAGTCATCGCAGGGCCGTATCGCACGCTGACGCGGCCGGTCTATTCCAGCGACAAAACCGAGATCGACGACAACGCACCCACGCGGGCGATGGACCAGTCATTCCTGTCGCCATACGACGACGGCATCGTTCAGCGGACATGGTCCGGCACGTTCATCGTCACCACGGCTGAGCGGGACAACATCATCGACTGGTATCTCGCGCAGCGTGGCGGGACACGGCCGTCGCTCGTGGTGCCGCTGTCCACTGTCAACGATGCCTGGGTTTGCTTCCTGCAGAAGCCATCCTTCCAGCCGGTGAGCGGAACACATTGGTCTGTCCAACTCACCATCGTGGAAGTGCCGAGGGTGCGCTGGTAGATGGCGACGAACAGCAAGGCGTGGCGACTCGTGGAACAGGAGCGCGATGCGGTGCTCCTGAAACAGAAGTCGCGATCAGCGGTGTGTGCGCAGTTACGGGCTGAACGTCCAGAGGCCACCGCGAGAGTCGCGGCAAAGTTGGCAGGGATGACGGAGCGCAAACTCCAGCGCAAGGCCGATGCTCTGGCGTCAGCGAGAACGCAGCGAGGGCGCCGTGGCGATTCCATCTAACACCACGGCCGGTACCGCCATCAATGTCGTGATCGGTCGAGAGACCAATACCGAGTACACCTACGCGGTTGACGTCCGTGACAGTGGGACGAACTACGACACCTGGTGGAAACTCACGACCACGTATACCGGGATGGTCGGCTGTTGGTTCCTTGGCGATGACAGCTATGTGTACGCGCCGAGCGCGACGGTCTACACCGATCTGGGGGTGACTGAATATTACGGGGGCGCCTTCACGCAATCATGGGCGTTCCCGTGGCAAATGCCAGTCGTCGCAGGGGTGTCGTTGTGGATCAAAGTCAACAGCAACACGGGAGGGGCCGCGGCCGTGGATGGCACGTCCACGCTTAACGTCAGCATCATCACGGCGCCGCATCGGACGACATATCCTCGCGGATCGATCGTCATCATGGATGACAGCGGGTATGATCCGCCGTTCCCGTCCGTCGTGTTATCACCGATCGATGGCGAGGTGTTGGGTTTTATTTCCGGCATTGACTCTGGCGATTCTGGCGACGTGTTGCCATCGGGAGACATGTTGCTGGAGTCGTTCTTGACCTCTGGCAGCACGATTTACGATCGCTACTCTGTGCCGCGATTCGACGTAGCCCTTGAGCCGATCGGCATCAAAGGCATACAGGCGAATGCTGGCGGAAACGCCTGGTACATTCGTAGCAGTGGCGACGATCAGTCCGTGCGCCGCATTGACCGAGACGGCACGATCGGTCCTGAGATTGGGCCAACAGGCTCCAGTACGGTTAATTTCTCGGTCAGCAATGACGAGACTGTTGTCTATCACGCGACGGCCAGCGCAGGATCAGCGATCAAACGGTGGGACATTGGGTCTGGTACCGATGCGGGCGATCTGGTCGCAGGCATCACAAATTACACCGTGCAAGACATGACCGTTATGGCTGACGATTCGATCGTCGTCGCCTATTACTACCACTCAGGATCGCCGAATCGCACGCTGTTCAAGCAGTACACCGCCTCTGGCGATGAAATGATGTCAGTGTCAGAGGACGTCACGGGATCTGGATTCTTGCTCTCAGCAGAAGGATCGAGGCATGTCAATGTGTGGCGTCAAACGGCCTCGTTCGAGTCACGATTTATCCGTATCCGGTTATCCGATGGCGCCATCGTCAATGACGTTACTCGCGAGACATTCACGGATGGCACCAACACTCACACTGCTGGAGCGCCAGCCACGACGCCTACGCGGTCCAGATTCGGGAATGAAACGAGTTGCCCGCATATCGTCCTGGCTGCTGATTACATTGAGCCGATAACCGCACCAGCGTCGCTCTGTTGCTGCGGCTGTGAGTGCGGCGGCGGGTCAGATAAGCCACTTCCAAGTGCTCGAGGGGCCGTGCTCGAGCCTGTGTCGGAGGAATGGGAGCGCGAGTGTTCAGGTGGCGGCGTTGTGCCGAGCGCATCCGATCCGACTGACTCAGAGAGTTGGCTCTGATGTCAGTCCTACAACCCACCATCCGCGTCACGATGAATCTGGCGAAGGTGCCGGCGAGCGAAGGGACCACGGTCTATCGCTGGGCGCACAAACCGCTGGCGGATCTGGCCGAGTTCTCCGAGGGGCGCATCCTCAAGATCGGTGACATCGAACGCGCCTTGTCCACGTTCAGCGGCGATTGGGACGTGGCGACGGTTCAACTGGAACTGGACGACCCGGATGGGCTGTTCCGTGGCATCGCGTCTGGCGTGACGACTCGTTACACCACGAACCGGGAACTGCTATTCGAGATCCTGTCGGAAACAGGCCGAGCGGCATTGCTGGATTGGCGCTCACTGTTCCGGGGTCGGATCACGTCGCTCCAATGCCCTCCAGGCCATAAAGCCTCGATCAAGTGCTCGGATGAGCTCGGCTCCAGATTCTCAGGCTTTGACCTCGAGAAGAAGATGGGCGTGCCCATTACTCGGAATGAGCACCCGAACATGCCAGAGGGCAACATCAACCGGATCTATCCGATTGTCATCGGCGAGCACTCCGACCAGGGCGCGGTAGACGCGAACGGGAACTCAGCGGAGAAGGGGCTATTGCCGGTCATTGATGTCGGCACGGTCATCATCACGGAAGACGGCGACTTTATCGCACCGTGGGACATGCCGATCGCGATGCTGGCGGTACCGGAACCAACAGCGGTTGTCAATGGCACGGCCGGTGTTACGTCCTACGCCTACGGGGTAACGGCCTTGTCACCGTATGGCGAGACGACAGCCGGAACCGTGACGGTCACTGACGGGCCTGCGGTGCTCACGTCCACCGATAGCATCACGTTGTCATGGACGGCGGTGCCTGGGGCCATTGCCTATCGCGTCTATGGACGTGACAGCGAGACACCCACGAATCGCCTAATCCTGCTGAACAACGAAGGAGCCTACGTCAACCCAGAAACCACCTGGGAAGACGAAGGCGACGTCTTCGAGGATACGGTTGGCTGCGGTCCACCGGCTACGAATAATGCCAACGTCGATCAGCCGGTGCCTACTGCTGGACAGCCCATAGCCTACCCGTGGGGCCGGCTCATCACGAAGATCGGGGCGAACTCGGAAGTCTTCCAGGTGTATGCCTCCGACCTCGCGGCCTCACCGAGGCGCGCACGGCTACCAGATTCAGCCTACGGAACGGAATGCCTGGTTTATGGCCGTCCTGGCTGGCCACATGCCGAGCCGTATGTAGAAGTCAACGGCATCCGCATGGGCTGTATCTACATGCGCGGGCCACGGTATGAGCACCACAAAGCCGGCACGGTGACGATCACTTGGAACGGCTGCGGTGATGAGGACGAAGGCGACGGCACCGGGGCCACGATTGATGAAGCCTTCCCGGTCTTACAGCATGTCCTGAATGAATACGTCTTGAAGAATGCCGGCCTCGGGTATCGGACAGGCGCGTATGGGCCGCTCGAGGAATACGCGGACGGCGTGTCGAAGCTGAAGACGACAGCCTTCGCGGCGTGTCAGGCGTTGACCGTGGACTGGATCGGGGATCGCGGGTATCTCGCGGCCTTCGCGATAGTCGAACCGATCAGCCTGCGCACATTTCTCCAGCGGTTCTTCGTGACATTCGCGTGCTTGGGCGGGGCGGATCACTTCGGGCGCATCTATCCGGCATTGATTGATGACACGGCCGATCCGTTGGTGGGTCGGAGTTACCGGCATCGGATCGAAGTCGAAGCGATCGTCTCGCAAGAGTTTGACGATGCCGCGGTGGAAACCCGCGTGGTCCTCGATTACGACTATGACACCGAAGCGCGCACCTTCCGCGTGAAGGATCAGGTCATCGAGGATCAACTGGCGACAGCGGCCTATACCCCAGGAGCAGCCATTGGGTCTGGCGTGCCGATCGAAAAGGGCAAGCGCGAGTGCATGTATACCCGAGATCGAGCGACGGCGATGGACGCCGGGGCGCGGCATCTCATGCGGGTGAAGGCGCCACCACGGTATGTGGCATGGCGCACGGACCTGACCGGCCTGGAGGACGAGAACGGCGCGCAAGTGCGGTTCACGCATCCTGACGGGGCTGGCAGTTCCACAGGTGACGATGCGACTCCGTTCCTGGTCGTCAAGCATCGCGTCCTGGCGAACTCACCCAAGCGGGTCGTGATGACCGGATTTGACCTTGATCGCATTCTCTCCACGAACTTTGGGGATCTCCAGAATGAAAGCACCATGAGCGCCAACCTTTACTCCGAAGTGATCTTTGCGCCGCCTACGGCTGGCGCGTACGAGCTGCGCTGATGGCATCCAGAACATTCACGCCACTCACCGGAACCGGGGCGAGCAGCGCATACCAAGCGGGCGACAAGTTTGGTTATCAGGGGGTCGAGAAGATTCGGCAGGCGCTCGACATGGCGCTGTATTTGGCTGGCCATCTGGACCTCGGCGGCGATGAGCGCGCCATCCTGTCAGCCTCGTATGTGCCCGTGAACGGGGCGCGCACGTTCACGCTGGACGGTGACAAGGACGGCGGGTTGGACGTGGAAGCCGTATTGTTCTACTACACCAGCAACGCGGCGACGACCGTCACGGCGCGCGTTCGGAACGTGACCGACAGCACGACGGCTGGCACGAGTGCGACCAGTGCCGCTACTGCTGTTGTGACAGAAGCCCTCGCGATCACCTTGGCATCTGGAAATAAGGTCTATCAGCTCCAGGTCATCGGGAGTGATGCGCTCAATCCTGTTTACTGCTGGGGATACCTCCGGCTCCACAAGGTGCCCGCGTAATGGTGATCAGCATAGGACGCAGTCAGCGCGATGACAGAGCCGGAAAACGATATCGATGCATTCTGAACGGCAAGGACGTGACTCGCGAGACGTTCTACTGCGATTCGCGCAGGGGCATCGTCAGGATGTATCTCAGGAACGACGAGGGTTGGTTCTATATCTCGCCTGATGGTGAGAGCGCAGACAGTATCGAGCGTCGTGGTCACGTCCAACTAAGACGGCGGAAGGACTCAGCGTAATGAAGCGACTATTTCTGACTGTTATCATCGCCGAGTTGTTGCTGATTGCCGGTGGCGTGCTCTGGGCGCAGAACACCGTCGTCCTGCTCAATACACAATACAACGCGGAGGGCACAGGTAACGTGCTCACGGTCGTGGAAAAGCTATGGCTCCCATCCGCCATCTGCAACAACACCACGCCCGCGAGTCATGGCTGGAGCTTCCCCACGAGCAACCCAGGCGTGCCGACGTGCATCACCGGAAGCAATACGCAGGCTGGCACGATGGACTTTGCGAACAGCGGCTCGCTGTCCACGCAGCGCAATCTCAAATTGCCGAGCGACTGGACCGGGACGATTGATGCGAAATTCGTCTGGTTCACTACGGCCACGAGTGGCGATGTGGTCTGGCAGCTTGCCACGATCTGTGTCGCGGACGCGGAGACGAGCGATCCCGCGTTCAACACCGCCAGCACGGTCACGGACACCGCCAAGGGCACCACGCTCCAACTGAACGACGCCAGTATCACGACGGTCACGGTGACAGGCTGCGCGGCTGGGGAACTGCTGTATCTGAAACTGCTTCGCGACTCTGGGCATGCGAGCGACAACCTTGCGGCCACGGCTCGACTCCTGGGCCTTGAATTGACTATTCGGAGAGCGGTGTAACTTGGTGTTCATCCCTCGGAACTTCAAGAGTTGGCGCGGCGGCGGCACTGGGAGTATCGAACGACAGATCGTCACGCTGACCAATGACCAGATCAAGGCGCTGCCCACCACGCCGATTGAATCGGTGCCTGCCCCAGACGCAGGGTTTCGGGTCGCGATCATCTCCGCAACGCTGAATCTGAGCAGTGCCTCAGGCGCATATACCAATGTCAATACGACATATGCCACGCTGACGTTTGCCACATCGTTGGGCGCATGGCTCGCGACCACCGTCCTTAATGAAAGCACATTGACGGAGGCAGGGTTGACCTATTTCCTGGCTGGCGGGGCGAACCGACTCGTGCAGTTGATACCTGCGCACGATGCCGTGGCGCAAGTCGCGTCGTCAGGCCGTCAATGGATCGTGCCACTCCCCGCCTACGCGGTTGACATCCTAGACGGGGAAGCTGTGTACCTGTCACTGGATAACAACGGGTCCGGCAACCTCACTGGAGGACACGCGAATAACTCCCTGAAGATTACGACCTACTACGCGATTGAGGAATTGTGACGCCTGAGATTCGTCTGCTCTGGCTGCTCACGGTGTTGTGTGTCTTCGTGATGATGCTCGTGGCTGGCTATCGACATCCACAGGCGCAACCACAGACGGCGATCGAGGCGGTGTTCGGTCCTGTTCCACCAGCGTTCACCACGCGGCGAATCCCAGCGCGAGATTTATTAAGCCATGACCCAATCAGATCCGCGCATTGATGAACTACTTCGGACGGTTAGGGAGTTATCCCACCAGCGATCGCTCAGGAAAAACGGCGAGTCCTGGCCCGCCTACGTCGGCAAGATTGTCACGCCTGAGCGTGTGATGCTGGCCGTCATGCTGATCTGGCAGTTCGGTGGTGAGTGGCGAGACATGAAGGTCAAGGTGGATGACGGCATCGCCAAGGTTACGGAGAAGAGTGAACAAGTCGACGCCCTGGCCGAGACCGTGCGACTACGGGAGGAAACGGCCAAGCAGCTCGCGATTGATACCAGGGGCACGACAGATGAACTCAAAGCCGAGATGGCGGCACTCACCGATCGCGTCAATCGCACGATTACCCGCAACGAGTTCAACGCGGCGATTAATAACGGGGTCGTGCCGAGACTCGCCAGCATTGAAAAGCAGTTGAAGTCCGCGGCGGTCTATTCAGGGGAGCAGCGTAAGTGACACGCGACTGGATCGACCTCACCCCACAAGGCGAACCTGATCTTGTGGTGCATCTGAACTCGTGGAACACCTTGATCGCGTTGAAGATTCGCGGGGCCGGTAACGAGATGCTGGCAATCCGCGAAGAACTTGGTCGGCCGATGTCGGCGTTGATCACCACTGAGCGTGAAATCTACGGTGAGGAGCCATCACGATGAGTAGCGTACCCAGTACGGTCACAGACGTACCCTGTATGGGTATGTCCTAACTTGTGGCGAAGTCACGCGCATCGCATGTCCGCAGTCTGATCGTTTTCTCTGACACACACGCAGGATGCCGAATGGCGCTCTGCCATCCCAAGGGGGCCAAGTTGGATGGCGGCGGCACCTACATGCCGTCCGACTTCCAACTTAAGATGTGGGCCTGGTGGGAAGAGTTCTGGGGCGAATGGGTGCCCACCGTCACCCGCGGCGAGCCGTTTGACGTGGTCCACAACGGCGATGCCATCGAAGGCGTCCACCATCACAGCACCACGCAAATCAGCCACAACCTAGAAGATCAACAGCGGATCGCGGAGGCCGTGTTGCTGCCTGTCGTGAGGCAGTGCAAGGACTCAGGCGGGACGTACTACCACATCAGGGGCACAGAAGCGCACGTTGGGCAAACGGGAGAGTTTGAGGAACGGCTCGCCAGGTCCATCGGGGCCAAGCCCAATGAGGACGGCCAGTATGCGCGGTTCGATTTGTGGAAGCGCGTTGGAGGGGCCAAGGGTCCGCTCGTGCATCTCCTTCACCACATCGGTTCCACGGCCAGTGCGGCCCATGAATCCTCAGCCGTCAATGCTGAACTCGCGGCCTCGTTCGTGGAAGCCGGACGTTGGGGCCGTGAGCCTCCAGACTTCGTCGTCAGAAGCCATCGACACCGAAGCATCGCGGTGGACATGAACACGGCTCGAGGTTATGCCGCGGCCATCGTGACGCCAGCCTGGCAGGGTAAGACGCCTTTCACCTGGAAGATACCAGGCGGGCGACTCAGCGAGCCACAGGTCGGTGGCATCGTCATCCGGTATGGAGATGAAGAGTTCTACTACAGAAGATGGATCAAGTCGTTTGAAAGGTCCAAAGAGGCATGAAGAAGAAGATCGCGCGCGGCGTGGTTACTGACTCTGGCCCATCACGCGATGACTGGCTGAAAGCTCTTGACGATGCTGGGGTGATGTCCATTCAAGATGATCGGCAAGCCGTCACCGTGAACGAGTTCGCATCCATGATGGGGTTTACCCACATGACGGCATCGCGGAGGTTGCAAGCCCTGGCAGCGGCTGGTAAGGCGACCCGCACGATCAAGGTGGCTCTCGTGGCGAATAATCGCCGATTCCCGTGTGTCGCGTATCGGCTGAAGTAATGGGGCCGGGACTCTTGCTTCTCGTGGGCGGGATATACCTAGCCGTCGCGGTGAGCTATGCAGATGCCGGACGGTGGGGAATGTTCTGGGTTTTCACCTGCTATGCCGGGGCAAATATTGGATTCGCATTTGACGCATGGCGACCCTAAGCCTCGACGACATGCTCGAGGAGTTAGCCAGGGGCAACATCTTCGAGTGCAGCCTGCGCGATCCGAAGTTCCGCCTAGATGGGCTGCAGGACGGCGAGCGCGTCTACATCGACCCCAGGCCAGCCATCATCGAGACTTTAATTCACGAGCTGATCCACAGGAGAAAACGCGCATGGAGCGAGCGCAGGGTGACGCGGGAGGCACGGCGGCTGCTGTCCACGATGCACGATCAGGATCTGGCCCGATGGTGGGCGCGGTACAACCGCACAAAGAAGAAGTCGCGGCCAGTCGAGATCGACGAATGAGCTATGACGATCGCCAGCTTGCGGCCGTGCTGATCAAGTGCGCGGGCTGCGGGATTGAGTACACCATGACGCAGAACGAGGGGCCCCGGGATCGCTGCGTGGATTGCCAGTGGAAGCGCCTAGCATGATTTGCTTGTGTTGGCACAACAGGATTTGCTTGTAATGATCTACCCGATACCGAACTTGTCCGAGTGCCCGATCTGTCAGGCGCGGGCCGATCAGATCGAGAACCACATCCGATTCTGGCACTGCACCTGCTGTTGCTGCGAGTTTATTATTAATGAACAGGGCCGGATTGTGCGCAAGCTGCCGGCCAAGCATCTGTATGAAGCCGACGTCAGCGGCAATGAGATGTCCGACCCATGACCTTCCGCGCCATCCTCGCCATGCTGGTCGCGGCCTGCGCCTACCTCCTGATCGGGGTGGTCGATGTGCCGCGCGTGGCCTTTGTCCGCCCACCAAGCTTCGTCAATGAGTCTGAAACCTTGGTGCTCCAGATCCGGGTCGAGCCTGACAGCGAGAACCGCAAGCTCATCGTAGCGGCGATTGATGGGGAGTTTGTCGTGGCGAGTTCGTCTGAAGATCTACCCGGGCCGCGCACGCGCTGGGTGCGGCTCAGGTTGCCAGCGGGCGAGCTGCTGTTGGTGGCCGTGTTGATGGATACGGCCGGGGAAGTGGCGCGGGATACGCATCCCGTAACAGTGCGATCCTGGCCCTAGGCGGTTCACTCTGCCGATCCGCTCACTGTGGCTATAGACGCAAACCCGCTGCTGCTGGTGGTCTTCCACATGTCACCACCGTCTAAGATCGAGACGGTCACCGAGCCGGTGCCTTCCACAATCTGTGCGGATATATACAGGAAGTCGCCTTCCTTGGCCTTGAAGGCATAGGACCACGGGACGGTGGAGTTACTGATCTGGGCTGTCCCGCCACCTTCTGATTCATAGGTGAGGGAGACGCGCTGGATATTAAAGCCGGTCACCCGATATTCAATGTTCGACGTGCCGGTCAGGGTATCGCAGCCGAGCGAGAATGCCAGGCCCAGGAAACAAATACAAAGTCTGCCAAATCTGCGGGTGTGTATCATGGTTGGACCTAGTCCGTCACTGTGTTCGGGCCATTGTAGTCGTCGCGTCGTTCGGGAATAATCCGCGCCAAACACATTCCTGGAGTTCCCCATTGCCACAGCGATCTACGTCTTCTTCGGCGTCTTCGGTGCTGGCTTCGTTGGCGAAATTGGTGCCCCTGTTGTCGGTGGGGGCCCGCCGCGAGGTGGTGTTTTTCGCTCGCGTCCAGTCCCAAGCCGCGCAACGGCAATCCAGCCTTTTACCCGCTGGTAGTTCTCGTAACTCAGCGCGTGCAAATCCGCCAAAATCGCCTCGTCGTCAGGCGTCACGGCGATCTGTCGGATCGGTGTTGAGGGGAGCCCGCTCGCCGTCGCATTGATCCGACGGTCTGGCCCGACGCGCCGGTCCTTGTCTGCTCGGCGCTCCGTCACATCGGCGATACCCGGCTGAAAGAGCCGGTAGGCGTCCAGCCCGAAGAAGTCTGCAATACGGTCCAGATACCGCAGCGGGATTTCTCTGGTGTGGTACCCCTTCGCGCCGAAGATGTGGCTGATCCACGAGTCGGCGCGTTTGTCCACCGTGCGCAGGGTGAACTGCGCCAATTCACGGCGCGTCTTCCCTCGGCGTTTCAGGATCGCGTCGATGTTTTGCTTGAGTAAAAGATTGGCTCTGAGCATCTGGGGGGCGCTCGAAAACCTATCACTAAATTAGTTGAAGATCCTTCAACTCATAAGCACTTTGTATCGTTAAATCGCTTGCCAGTCCGGCAAGCCTTCGGTATAGTTCCTCCCGTGTACAGCGGAATCGCACAACTCACAGACTGGATGGAGCGCCGAGGCTTCACGCAGACCGAAGCATCCCGATTCCTGGGCTTTACTGAGCCCTACATGTCCAAGCTGATGTCCGGTAAGGGTGGCCCTCCGAGGCTCGCTAACGCCATCCACATTGAAAGACTCACCGGCATTTCGGTTGAAGCCTGGGCAGATGTGCTTGACGAATCTCAGCCACGCCAGCCAGCAATAGTCAATAAGTCTCATGTTGCCAATGAGTAAACCTATTCCCGGTCAGGTTAACAGAACGTGTACCGCCCGACCCTCGCCTGATTACGTTTTTGGTAAGTTCGCCCATTTGGGCCTGAGCAGCAAGGACGTTGACCGCTTCTGGGTCAAGGTGCGCAAGAGTGCGCACGGCTGCTGGGAATGGACAGCGAGTCGCTTCGGCGGAAAAGGCAAGCGACTCTACGGACAGTATAGCCTGACTGGCCGCAACGGCACATCCAACCAATACGCCCATCGGGTGTCGTGGGAGATGGCGAACGGTCCCATCCCTGACGGCCTCAGCGTGCTCCACAAGTGCGACAACGGCATCTGCGTCAATCCGGCGCATCTCTTTCTCGGCACCCACACCGACAATATGCGCGACGCGGCGAGCAAGCACCGCCTGAGCGTGCCTCGGCCTAAGCGCCACAAGGTCACGACGGCCCAACTCGCGGAGATCGACGCCTGTCTGGCTTCTGGCGAAACGTTACAGGCGGTAGCGGATCGGTTTGGAGTATCGAAGACGTGGGTGAGTCTGTATGCCCGTGGCCTTCGTCGGCAGTACGACCGCCCCGCAGCAGTCGCCGAAACAGCATTGACCATCGCGCACGACGTCGCAATCGCTTCATGAGTTTCTGCATACAAGGGGAATCAGCCATGACCATCACTTACCTGAACCATCGCTACTACGTGCGGACGCCTGCGGATCTGCGGTTGCTCCTGTTGCAGCTGCGGTGTCAGCGGCTGGCTTGGGCCTAGTTTTTAAACAACGCACCTTAGGAGTAATCGAATGATTCAACTTGGGCAGAAAGTAAAAGACAAGATCACCGGATTCACTGGTGTCATCACTGGCGTTTGCGACTACCTGTCTGGCTGTAATCAGGCACTTGTGGTGCCTCCAGTAAAGGCTGACGGCTCCTATACGGAGGGGCACTGGTTTGATGTGCAACGACTCGACGTTGTTGACGCGGCCAGGTTGGTGCTCGACAACGGCGCGACGCCTGGCTGCGACATCCCGGCACCTATTCGGTAGCGTCATGGTTCCCCACAACGATCCGCAGGAACCGTCTCCGCACGACACTAGCGAGAGCCATCCTGAATCGGGAGAGTTCACCCGGCCGATTGTCATTGGTCCGCTTGACGTTCTCTCTCTCGGTATCGCAGCGGGACTCGACGTCATGGACGAGTTGGTCTGGGGTGGTCCGACCGTCTTGGGGCGTCATCGTGAGTAACAGTGTCGCGCCCAAGGCCTCTCCAAGTCATCGCCACAAGTTTGATGATGTGCCCCTGGTCATGGCGAAAGTCGTGGTCAACAAAGTTGACGAGGAGCGCGGCCGCGTGGATTTCGGCCAGATTCTACGCCGTGCGGTGGAGTTGGCTGGGCTGATCGAGAAGGAAGCGGCAGACCGATTGAAGGTGGAGCGCAGCCAGTTTTCGCGATGGCTCTGCGGGAAAGAGAACGCGCAGACGTGGCGATTTCATCAGGATGAGTTACTCGGGCCAGCCCTGATTGCGGCATGGGCCGAGGTCACACCTGGGGCACACATCCAAACCGTGATCACGCTGGATCGGAAAGTCGGATGACCCACGGCACCGTTGCGGCCTACTCCTACCGCGGCTGTCGCTGTGCCGAGTGTCGGCGGATGTGGGCAGCGTACCAGAAGGCCTATGCGCGGGTCAGGCGCATCTTGGGTCGTTGCACACGCTGTAGCGGGCCTGCGGCGGGCTGGCGGTGCTTGGTGTGTAAAGAGAAGCTGAACAGGTATCAACGCGCCCAGCGAGCGGCGCAGAAGTTAAAGGTGGCCGCATGAACTCTGAAGATCTCTACATGCTCTGGGCGGCGGTGCTGGCGATCGTGCTGTTCGCGTGGTGCTGCATAGAGGCCGGACACAACACATCCATCGTCCATCGCCAGCAGGACCATGACGCGACGATGGCCGCAGAGGACTACGACGATGCCGCGTAGCGTGGAAGACGGCTGGCCAGCGTTTCCATCGCTGGATATATACGAGGCATACGACCGCGACACTGAGCGGTACAAGGTGCAGAGCGATACCGCTACTGGCATGGCCCTGCGCGATTGGTTCGCAGGACGGGCGATGGCGGCGATGCTGGCAAGAGATATCTACGGACCATCCACATTCACACACGGATCGGCGGCTGCAATGGCCTACGAAGTCGCCGACGCCATGATCGTGGAGCGCGACAAGTAATGCTGCGTAATTGGTTCGAGCCGATCGATGAGCTGACCCAGGAGCAGCTCGCCGTGCTAATGGCCGAGACGTGGCCTGTTGAGCCGCGCTATCGCGTGACCCAGGAGAAGCAGCCGGTCAAGGCCGCGAGAACCTGGCGACGGGCGACCAGGGTCTACATCCAGCAACGCAAGGCCGAGGCGTGAGCACGGTTCGCGATCTTGTAGCCGGGATGCAAACCGAGATGCGGTTGACCACGCTCGAGCCTGAGCGCGTGTCTGAACTACTTGGCAAGGCTACGGCCTTGATTGGTAACTGCTCCGATGAGATGCGCGAGGCCGATGTCCACTACAACATCGTGCTCCTGCGCTATCTGGACGCTGACGAAGCCGCGAACCGTGCGCGGATACGAGCCGAGACGAGTCCTGAATACCTGCGCAAGCGGCAGGCCAAGGACACGAAGGAACTCGTGATTGAGATGGTGCGAAGCCTGAAGGAAATCTCTCGGGCGAAGCGTGAAGAAATGCAACTGTCGAGGTAACTGATGGCGATCATGGCGAAGGCAAACGGCGGCGAAGGGCGGTCATTCGAGCCAGCCCCAGAAGGCGTGCATCAGGCCGTGCTGGTCGATGTGGTCGATCTTGGCATCCTCAAAGTGTCCTGGCTAGGGGTCACGAAAAGCCAGCACAAGGTCAATCTGGCCTGGCAGATTAACGAGACGCGAGAGGACGGCAAGCCGTTCCTGGTGTTCAAGCGGTACACACTGAGCCTGCATGAGAAGTCTGGACTCCGCAAGGATCTGGAATCGTGGCGCGGCCGGAAGATCTCGCGCGCCGAGGAGCAGGCCGGCGTCGATCTAGAAGGCATGATCGGCCAGAACTGCCTGCTGAATATCACGCACAACCCAGTCGGTGATCGGACATACGCCAACGTGTCCAGCGTGAATCCGCTCATGAAGGGGATGCCGAAGATTGTTGTCCGCGACTTCGTGCGGAAGATGGAACGCACGCCAGAGCAGCAGCATCCCGAGCAATACGACGAGCGTAATCCTCCGCCACCGATGGATGAGATGGAAGGTATGGACTCGTCGGTCCCGTTCTAGGTCATGGACACCAGCCCTATCGTCATCGACATTGAAACCGCTGGCCTGGATAACGCCTCCGACTGGCTCGAGCCGGTCACGCCAGATTCGCGCCTGAAAGATCCAGACAAGATCGCCGCCGACATCCTGGCCAAGACCGTGGCGCGGCTGGACAAGCTTGGCCTGGACTGGAACGTCGGGCGCATCGTGGCGATGGGGTGGTGGACCGAGGACGCATCAGAGTATCGGCCCATCCGCAACGAGGCTGAGGAGCATGAGGCGCTTTTGAATTTCTGGCATGTGGCGAGACATCGCACCATCGTCGGGTTTAATTGCCGTGCGTTTGACCTGAAATTCATGATCCAGCGCAGCCGATTACTGCGCGTGCCACATCCCGATCTGGACCTGGGTAAGTATTCCCGCCGCGGCATTGAGGATCTTTACAGCCTGCTCACATTCAACGAAGGCACGTATGACCAAGGGGCCATGCGTCGCAGTCTCAAAGCCTTTGCCAAGCGGTTTGGCATCCCTGTCAACGACACGATCAACGGCAAGGACATTCCGGCCTTAGTCGCGGCCGGCGATTGGGAAGCCATCGTGAGCCATGTCCAGGCGGATGTTGAGACCACTGTCGAGCTGGCGCGGCGACTTGGCGTCATCCAGCGGCAACACGCGATGGTGTCTGGATTTTGATGAACACATTAAATCGCGGGGCGAAGTGGCTTGCTCAAGTCTTGGTCATGACAGCCATTTTGATCTTGCCTGTTGGCCTGATCCTGCTCTGGGTTGCGATTCTTGGCTATGCCTGGAGATTGTTTTGATGTTTGGCGGTCTGGGTCTGTGCGGGTTGATGGCCACGCATGGGGCGCGTAATTCTGCGCGTCTGGGAGCCCAGACCGCCGATCCGATGAGGGCGCGATGAGTCGCCAATATTTCTACGGCTGTGCGTGTGATGGCCTAGTCAATGCCGTCAAGCTGGCCTCGTGCAGCGAGTGGCAACCCTACATCGGGGACACGCTGGTGTATGCCCTGGCCCAACTGCGCCACGTTCTGCGGCAAGGGCGGGCGTTGGGGTTTATTCAGTGATGGCTGGCCTCATGTTCCCCAAGCCACGGCCACGGGCACTCGAGAAGGATGATCGCCGCAAGGCCATTGAAGCCAGAGATCGCCGCGAAAGCGCCAAGGTGAAGGTGCGCAGCGGTGGGCAATGTGAAGTGCGTACAGGCGCGACCAGGTGTACGCATCGTGCCGCACACATCCATCACCTGATGGGTGGATTCGGCGTCAGGGGCCTAGGCGACAGCGCGCTACCCAAAAACAAGGTCCATTGCTGCGCCATCCATCATAAGGAAATTCACGCGCATGTGCTCGTGCCGCTCGGTGGCGTGCGCTTCCAGAGGATTACGTGACTGTCCCTATTACCCTGCAATGCCGTGCTGCGAACCTGCCTGAGCCTGTGCCTGAGTTCCGGTTCGCTCCACCGAGGCGCTGGCGGTTCGACTTTGCATGGCCGCTCCTAGAGCCACCACTAGCCCTAGAAGTGGACGGCGGCGGATGGATCAACGGTCGGCACTCCCGCGGCACAGGTATCGAGAAGGACTGCGAGAAGCTGAACGCGGCGATCGCGCTTGGCTACCGCGTGCTTAGGGCCACTCCGGCGATGGTGAAGGATGGCCGTGCCCTGGCGGCGATCGAAAAGGCGATCCTCCGATGAGTTATGGCGACTTCGTGGATCTGGTCGGCAAGGTGGAGGGGCAGTGACGCGACGGGCGCATGACTTCTATCCGACGCCCAGTTGGGCCACACGCGAACTGCTGAACCGCGTGGACATCAACGGCACCGTTCTGGAGCCGTGCGTTGGCGCGGGTGACATGACCCGTGAACTGGCCGCAGTGGGGCAGCTTCGAACCAACGACCTAGACGTGACGCATCAGGCCGACTCGCACGAGGACGCCACAAATAAACGCTGGTGGAACACGCTGCCCCAATACGACTGGGTGATCACGAATCCGCCATTTAACGTGGCTCACAAGATTCTCCCGCACGCCTGTGAACACGCCACGAAGGGCGTCGCCATGCTCCTGCGGTTGACCTACTTGGAGCCGTGTGAGGGGCGCGATATGTGGCTGTCCGTCAACCCTCCGCACCGTCTTATCGTGCTGCCTAGGATCTCGTTCACTGGCGACGGCAAGGCGGACTCAGTGACGTGCGCTTGGTTCGTGTGGGAGTGGTTCAACGACCGACGGGGCGTGGAGATCGTCATGCCACGCCAGGCCACCCAAGAATTATTTGGAGAAGCCGCCAATGCCTAGCCTACTGGAACGACTGATCGGCGGACTCCTCCCAGAACTCAGAGCGGACGTAGACAACCTGAAACAGCAACAGGAGGACATCATGGCCACACAAACACAGTTTGATGAACGCATGGGGAAGATCGACGCGGCAACCTCTGAAATTGCGGCAGACCTACAGGCACTCAGGAACGAGCTGAAGGAGAGCGGGGCGGTGAGTGACGAGAACCTCGCGGTCCTGGACGCCAAGATTGCGGCACTTGTGGTGCTCGGGGCCGATCCCGAGAATCCTGTCCCCGAAGTCTAGATTTCTCCCGCGACACCTGCGGAGAAGTGGTGCGACCGGCCGAGAGTGGCCACGGCATTCGACTCAATACAACCGAATATCGCTGAGGATGCGGCGAACCATTAAGTAGGCATCCCGAACCGGTCCGTACGCACTGTGCATGGAGCCGAGTGTGTGAGAGAGCGCCACCAGAATCCCGAAAGGGGCAAGCGCGCCAAGGCCATCCGGGGACTTACGGACCTTTTTGCCGGGTTTCTGTCCGCCCCACCCACATACCACGTGCGCTTACGTGGGGCCGATGTCAAAAGCGCGTGGGCGACCACGATTCTTTACTCTGCATTTCCTTATGGGACATGTGGGGAAAAGAAAAACCGGCTATTGGAAAGTAAGAAAAGACTGCGGCGGCGTTGAGGTTACCATGTGCTGATCTTTCCGGTGGTGAGTGAAGAAACCCAGTGGGAGTTGACCGACGTTCAGGTGGCGCAATGGCAGGAGATATACCCACAGTTGGATGTGTTGCAAGAGTGTCGCCATGCCTGGGCGTGGATTGATGCGAATCCGAAGAAGCGGAAACGGGCCAACGGGATGAAAAAATTCCTGGTGGGCTGGTTGAATCGGGCAAAGCCGATGCGCAAGGTTGAAACTTTTACAATTCGGCCGGATCAGTATGGGCACTTCCCGCCCTGCCAGAACATGCAGGACTGCACGCGGCGTTTACTGGACGAGGCTCGAGCCGTGCGGAGACAGGCATTGTTATGAGGGGCTGGGAAGTTGTGAAGTTCGTCGCCAAGTGCAGTTACGGCTGTGACCTGCAACATGGCGACTGGGCGTGGTTTGGCAAATGGCCTGCGGTGGTCTGTGAAACGCACGCGAAGCAGTATGGGATCTTGCGCGGGCCAGCAGACGTGAAGGACGACGGCGGCATGACCAGCCTGGCGGATCTCGTGGCGAGGTGGAAGCAGTGACCATCTGCCCTTGTGGTTGCCGTCGTCCCGTCCCACAGGGTAACAGGTACGCCAGTCGGATGTGTCATCCTCGCGTGCAGGAATCCTCCCGCGTGCGGTTACCGAAGAAGGGGCAGGCGGTGGAGCCGCCGCGGGTGAGTTGGTGGATTGGCCGATCGCGGGATAAGTTCAGCGAGGTCTGTGCGCGAGAAGCGCGGCCGCTGGTGGAGAATTTGCGGTTAAAGATTTGGACGCAGGAGTAAGGCCGATGAGCGATCAGACATGGAGGATCGTTAGTGTGTTACGAGGCGATGAGCGCCCTGACGATTTGACGAGCAGTGAGTTGGTCGGCATCAGCATCCTGTTGACGCATTACAGCGGTGAGCCGCAAGACGAGTTCAATGTGTATTGGCGTGCGAGACAGAAGATCCAGCCGATGGTACAGATTGCGCTGCAGGATGACGACGAGGAGGAGTCGGGCCGATGACAAGGGACGCGGCGATCACGGCGCTGAGGGCCAAGGCTACGGCGTTATTGGACGATCGCGTCGTGACGCTTCAAGACGTGGACGTGATGCGGTTATCGTCTGGGCACTGGTATTCCCGTAACGGGACAATAGATCTTGTGGCTGGCCTACTCGCCGAAAGGCAAGAGTCAGCCGACACCCTCTCTGCGCTCGGGGGGAGGCTGGAGACGGGGGCGTGCTCGTTCTGCGGCAAGGAACCACCACCGCCGCAAGTCTGCACCGATGATCAGACGGTAGCGATCTGCGCGGACTGCCTGTTGAAGTTCTCAGCCTTTATGAATCCGCCTCTTCAGGAGCAGCCATGAGGAATATGAGCTTTGCGCTGACGACTGAGCAGGTTCGCAACCGCACAAAGACCGTCACGCGGCGGATTGGTTGGGCGACGTTGCAGCCCGGCACGCTTATTCAGCCTGTCGTCAAAGGCATGGGACTTCGCAAGGGCGAGAAGGCCGAGAAGATTGGCGGTCCTATTCGAGTGGTGGACGTGTGGCGCGGACCCCTAGAGCGGATGCTCGGCAGGTTCGATGACTTCGCAGCGTCGGACGAATCGCGGCTCGAAGGATTCCCGCATCTCACAAGCGAGGAGTTTGTAGAGATGTTCTGTAAGCACAACGGTTGCGCATCGGGCGATGAAGTGACGCGGATCGAGTTCGAGTATTTGTGATTCAGGAGCAGCCATGAGAATCGACTACACCGAGGACGAGGATTGGCCGGGGCAGTTTGCTCTATGGGACGCCAACTGTCGTCGGTCGATGCGTGGACGGGCGGGACAGGCCGCGCTGCGACGACTCGAAGCGGCGTTGCTGGCGATGCCTGAGAAGCGCCTCGTGAGCGGCAAACTTGTCACGCACGACGGCGATGTGTGCGCGATTGGTGCATTGGCGCGGGCCGAGGGGAAACTACCGGAACCGGAGCCGCTAGACGCTTTCGGAGACGAGTCTGACGACGTAGATGACACCGCAGAATTTGCCGAAGCGTCGTTGAGTTTCCCAAGGCTTGTTGCGTGGAAAGTGGTTGCGCAGAACGACCTCATGAATGACACCGTGTGGGAGTTGGGGTATGGGCCACTCGGGCCGCATGAGGCGTGCTATCGCGGCCCCGACGGGAAGGGTTACGGCATCGCGGTGGTTCGGGACATGACGCCAGAGGAACGTTATCAGCGCATGTTGACGTGGGTACGCAACGCGCTACGTCTTCAGGAGCAGCCATGAGCCAACAGGCGCGAGATTACATGGCTCGGTGTATCGACATTGCCCGTGCGCAGAACCGGGCGAAGGGCGTCTGCGAGGATTGCGGGGGCGGCGGTGAAGTGCTCGACTCGTCCAAAAGCTATCCGTTTGCCACGCGGAAATGCAGGCGATGTCGAGGCACTGGCAAGCCTAAATCGGTGCTTCAGGAGCAGCCATGAGCGAGACGACGCACGACCTGACGCAGCGAGCGGCGGAGATGATTAAGGCTCACGCGCCACTTGTTGACCTGACAAATAATCCCGTGTCATCAACCTGCGCGTCTGGTGAGCACGGCTGGTGCATGAACCGAAGTCCACAGGAGGCGAATTGTGGGTGTGGTTGTCATGTGAAGGCACACGAGAACAGTTTGCACGGTCGAACGCAGGCCCTGTTGTCCGATCTGTCGGCGGCGCTCGTGCAGGCCGAACAGCGAGAGGCGGAACTACAAGAGAAATTAGCGCGCGTGGTCGATTCACAGTACGCGGCACCCTTAGCTACCGCAGGGGAGTGTTGGATTCGTCAGTTGCGGGCGGCCGGATGGCTTCCCGTGAACGCGCGGACACTTAAGGAAGTTCCTGGTTCAACGACGTGGCGCTCTCCGGGTGGGTCGCTGTATCGGGGGCCATACAGGGCATGGACGGTCCTGAAATACCAAGAGTGCATTAGAACCCACTCTAAAACGTGCTTGTGCGGCTCCATTGCCTTGAGGCGGTCGGCGCGTGAAGAAAGCGAGCGCGGGTGATTCAGCCGTCGATGCTCGGCTCGGGCTGGTTAGAGATGAAGGACGGCGACGAGTCGTGCCGGACCATCTTTGACCGGCATTACAGCCGGCGCGTCTACGCGGACGGACGGAAGCCCAAGCAGTTTGTCGGGCCTGGGCAAAAGCGCGTGTTGATGCTGGCCGATGGGCGGGCCTTATTCGCGTGGCGGAAGCACATCAGCGACGATCTACGTGCCGAACAAGGGCTGTTATACGGTGCGAGACGATGACGGCAACTTCATGGCGCACGTCACGAGAACCTCGTGGGGTATTGGGTTCAACAGCCTGACGAAGTGTGACGCCTGCGACAAGATCGGCAACGAGACGATCCATTGTTGGGAGTGCGGCGGAGACTTCTGTTGTGCGTCGTGCTGGCCGAAACATGAAGCCGAGGAGCAGCCATGAGCGAGGAACACCTGAAAGAGTGTCTCAAGAGACTTGATGACGCGCAGGGGCTACTGGACCGCATTCGCACGGATTTGCGTGGCGCGCAGGAGTTTCGAGATGCGGTATACGACTTACTTGAGGGCACGAAGTTCAGCGCGAAAGCCGACAGCGAGTACGACGGACTCTATGGCCGTCTTCGTGCGGCCCTTGCGTCTCAGGAGCAGCCATGAGCGACAAGACCGTGATTCTGATCGGCGCTGACGAAGTGTTGCGGGCTTCCAGTGCTATCGCCGCAGCCGCCCACCAGATGCAATCAGTTGCCTCGCAGATCGAAGACACCATGCAGCGGCGACGGCAATGGGAAGAGGAATATCTCCAGCGGCTTGAGGCCCTGTTGCGTTCTGAGGAGCAGCCATGAGCGAGACGACGATGAGCGATGTAGTCATCACGATTAACGGTCGAAAGTTCAGTGTCCAGTCGAAGGACTTGTCCTATGTGGACATCATCGGCCTTGCGGGTTTCAAGCCTGAACGAGTGCTATCCGTCACGGTGAGCCGGAAAGGCTATGAAGGGCAGACGCTCACTCCAGGTGGTCACGTTTGGCCGGTGGAAGGGATGGTGATCAATGCCTACGACACGAGCAACGCCTAAGTCGAGTATTTCGGTGCGTGGCACCAAGGAAGAGATCGCACAGATCCGCCATGCGGCCAAGTTGTCGCACGTCTCGGCGGCTGAGTTCATCAGGCGAGCGGTCAACAAGAGGCTGCAACAGATGGGCGTCGATGCCGTCCTGTTCAAAGAAAAGGAATAGGCCGATGAGCGAGACGACGCACAAGTTCGGACGGTGGGTATTGGCGATGCTGCCAATGGCGGTTGGCTACGCCTTGATGCCTGATGGCCCTTGGTATCGAAGGGTTGGGGCGGCTGTGTGCGTGTGTATCTACGCTGAACTGCGAAGGAAGGTATGAGCGAGACGACGCACGACCTGACGCACCTCATCGCCTTCCGTGATCGCCTTCTTACGCAGTGTCGAGAGGCCCGAACCCAGGTGGAGCAGATCCAAGCGGAGATGCGGCAGGAGGTGTTCCGCAGCGGGGATCATCCGGCACTCGGCGTTCCCCCTGAGCAGGTCCACCAGTGGGATGGGCGACTCTCGACCGTGGTGGCCGTGTTGGAGGTGTCGAGTGAGTGACGACCTGACGCAGCGAGCCGGTGAGTTTAGCGCCGAGCGAGACGCGGCTTTCCCTGCGCTCGATTGCCGGCATTGCGGCTACCCGCGAGTAGCGCATCATGCCAAGTGCGTAGTGCTTCTCATCCGAGACCTGTCGGCGGCGCTCGTGCAGGCCGAACAGCGAGAGGCGGAACTACAAGAAAAGTTAGCGCGCGTGGACGATTCACAGTACGCGGCACCCTTAGCTACCGCAGGGGAGAACGAGATGGTTCCGCACGAATCGTGCGAGTCATGCGGCAGGGTATTCGGAAATAACGTCCAGGTGTATGTGACGCTGGACGACGTTTGGCTCTGTCGTCACTGTTACGAGGCTGTCCCAATCCGAACTGGTTCAGAGCGTTCCGAGTCGGTCAAGGTCTCGGGGCGAGGGAACATGGAACGGCAAGGTGTGTCTATCATGCGGCGCTAAGGGGCCAGACGGGCGAGTCTTGGAGGCGGGCCGATGAGCGAGACGACGCACGACCTGACGCAGCGATACAACCTTGTGACCAACTATCGGTGCGGCTCAGCCATCGAAGAGATGGAGCAGGATGACGACGGCGAGTGGGCACGGTGGGAGGCCGTGTTGGTCATGCACGACCGCCTCTTGACGGAGCGGAACGACATCGACAAGAAGCGCACGGCTGAGATCGAACGCCTGTCGGCGGCACTCGTGCAGGCCGAACAGCGAGAGGCGAAACTTCACGCCCTGGTCATGTGGGCGCTTGGAGAGGGAGACGACGATCTACCGCTTTTCCCGGATCGGCCGGACGATTGGAAAAGACGCCCGTTGTACTGGCGGACTGAATTGCGTGCCCTTCTCACGGACTATGCGCGATCGACTGGTATGAAGGGATGAGCACCGAGTCATTAGACCAGCGCACGAGCGCCCCTAAGTGCGCCTGTACTTGCTGCGGGTCTGTCTATAGCACGGTCCATGATGGCCGGTACAGCCTCACGCGGCAGTCGTACCGGCGCGTCCGAATCTGCCGGGACTGCAAGACGAGATACGTGACAATAGAGCAAGTCATCCCATCCAAGCGCGTCGGCCCCAAGAAATAATCAAACCACAACCTGTCGTGTTTCACGGCTAGCACATCTACCGTATTCTGCGGTCGGAGTTCTCCCACAACATTGCTGTTCAGTCGCCAGGTTTCGGCGCGCACGGCTCCTGCTGTAGTTGCGGCGCTGCTGCTGTGCGCCTTGCCGGTGCAGGCCCAGAGCGAGCGCGGCCGAGTCGCGTCCGCCCAGGCGCGGTGGGAGACGAACAACTACGGCGATCAGCGAATAGTTACCGAGATCGAGATCGATCTGCCGTCTGGGCGGGTTTCTGCACATGTTGAGGGCGGGACGCTGGACGGTCTGACACTGGCCGTGTCCGGTGTGTCGGCTCCACTGGTGGGGGGATTTGTGGACGTACGGCGCACCGGGCGCGGCTGGCAAGTAGTCCAGCAGGACTTTGCCACCTTTGGCAAGTGGGCAGGCGATGTGTCGTGGCTGCTGAATCCTGCCAATGCGGACATGTCCCAGGATGCGGCCGAGCTGGACGCGATCGCGGCCTTCTCTGCATGGGTGGTGCAGAGTCAGGCGGATGTGACCGTGACGTACAGCGGGCGCACGGCATCAACGGTCCAGGCTCGTGACTTGGTCAATAACGTCTTCTTTCGGCCCACCGCCAACCCAGATAGCCCGAATGCGCTGGCGTCTACCTATTGCTGGTCGAATAGCACAACGGGACTGATCAGCGATTGCGACGTCGTGATCTGGGACGGCTACGTGCGGTACTTCTCGTCCACCACGGCGTGTACCTCTGGTGCGTTTCTGCTGGATGTTCTCACGCATGAGTTCGGTCATTTTGCCGGTCTAAATCACTCCACGGTGGCAGGGGCCACGATGACGCCTGGATACTCAGGATGCTCCACGACACAGCGCACGCTTGAGCCTGACGACATCGCTGGCATCGAAGTGTTGTACCCCGTGGTCACCGAACCGCCTCCCCCCGATCCTGATCCTGAACCACCGCCACCCTGTAAGAAGAAGGGCCGGTGGGCCTGCTGAATGGCTCCATCTAACCAAGCGGAGATCAACAAGCTCACCGAGAAGGTCAACGCCTTAACGGTGCTACAGGCCGAAACCACGGCCAAGGTCAACACGTTAACGGTGGTGCAGGCCGAGATCGCGGCGAAGGCTGACCTGTTGGCCTCCCGAGTGGATGTGCTGGCGTTTGCATATGCCAACCTCAGCGAGCGGATGACGGACCTCGAGAATCCAGCCACGGTTGACCCGCCACCAGTTGAACCACCACCCGTAGAGCCTCCCCCTGTAGAGCCGCCACCGCTTCCATCGACCAGCATTGTTCCGGCTGAGTGTCAGACGACATGGTTACCGGGGATGCTCGTGCTTGGCGGTGTGCCCACCAATAGGCCGGTCTATGCCGTGCTCGTCGCGGGTGACTTTGGCGACGGCACGATCGAGGCGTCTGGGGCTATCCAATCGGCGATCGCGGCGTGTCCATCTGGTCAGGTGGTCCAGTTAACGGCCGGGACATTTCTCTGCAATAACCATATCCTCATTAACAAGGCCGTCACGATCTGTGGCGCAGGCCCAGGGAAGACCTTCCTTGTCAAGACGAACGGGGCGAAACCGGGCTCGTACCAACCGGAAGAAGCTGAACCGGTCGTCATCATTGGGCCGAGTCGCTGGCCGAAGCTCGCGACTACGTCGGTCGGTATCGATGGCATTGCCGGCGATGAGTTTGTCGTGGTTGATGATGCGACCGGACTCGCGGCCGGACAGGTCGTGTTCATTGACCGCGATGATTACGCAGCGGCCGAATGGATAGACTGCCCGCTCCGCACAAATCAGGATGGTACCACCTACCACAACCAGATCTGGGCTAGTGACCAGGTTGTCTTTGCGAAGCACAACCCGTCAGAGGCCGGCGACGACCCATTCCCGGCATCTCTAACATGGTTCAGCCGTTCAGGCCGGCCGGTGAACGAGATCAAGGAAATCCATTCTGTTGAAAACAACCTGGTCTATTTCACGACGCCATTACACGCGGACTACGCGGCCTCTCGGTCATCCCAGCTCACGCGCTGGACGACTCCGCACGTCACGGGCGCCGGCCTTGAGGATTTGACGGTCCAGGGCGGGTCTAACGGCAATGTCAAATTCGAGGCCGCGGCCTATTGCTGGGCCAAGAACATCGAGAGCACTGCATGGCTCGGTGAGGCGGTCAGCTTGAACGGCTCGTTCCGTTGTGAACTCCGCGACTCCTACATCCATGACTGCGTCCATCCCTATCCCGGCGGTGGCGGGTACGGCATCGGCATGGCGGCTGGGGCCTCAGAAATCCTGATCGAAAACAACATCGTCCTGGGGATGAACAAGGTCATGGTCGCGAAGTCGGCCGGGGCCGGGTCCGTGGTTGGCTACAACTACATGGATAACGGGTTTATCGGGAACAACCTAGCATGGGTCGAGGTCGGGATCAACGGCTCGCATATGGTGGGGCCGCATCACATGCTCTTTGAAGGCAACCAGTCCTGTAACTACGACTCCGACGATACCCACGGGAGCTCGTTCGGGATGACGATCTTCCGCAATCATCTGATCGGCTGGCGGCGGGACTATCCGAACACACAGAATGCGCGCTGCGCCGGCCTGATGTTCGGGTCATGGTGGCACTCGTTCATTGGGAATGTGCTTGGTGAACAGGGCCAGATGGCCGGCTGGACGTATGACACATGGAATCCGCTCAACGACGTGGGATCGATCTGGAAGTTCGGCTATGCGCCGAAAACGTGGTCACAGGCCGCGGACCCAAAGGTGCTGGCGACAGTCACGCGCGATGGGAACTTTGACTACCTGACAAACGACATCAAGTGGGATCACGCGCCGCAGTCGCTCCCTGATTCGCTCTATCTCACCGCAAAGCCGGCATTCTTCGGCAGTAACCCGTGGCCGTGGGTTGATCCTGTCGGGGTAACGAAACTCCACGCCTTACCCGCTCGAGCGCGCTACGAGGCCAGCCTGTGAGTCCCAACGGTACCCGCGGCATCATCGTCACCGATGACCAACTGAACGTCTGGACTTTCGGCACGGGCGCGAACGGCAAGGGCTATCCCATCCTCAGGAATGGTATCGCGGTGGGCGGGCGCGGCGTGCTGTTCGTGTGGTGGGAATTATTCGTGTACGTACAAGACGGACAGAACCGCTGGAACAAGTGGACCGGCACGAAGTGGGTATCCGTCCCTGGTGATCCAGATCCGGAAGGCGGGCAGACGGTCGATTGCGTCCTGTCTGAATGGGGGCCGTGGGAGCTCGGCACGTTCAACGCCTGCCAACCCAACGGCACCCAGTCGCGCACTGATGTCCGCTATCGGACGGTGGTCGTAGAACCTGACGGCGGCGCTGCCTGTGGGCCGCTAAGCGAGACGCGGGTGGTCACGCAGCCCTGTGTCTATGTCCCGCCGCCGACAGGCGCATGGCCTCCGGTGGAGCCTTCGGAGCCTGCGACCTCATGGCCTGAGCCGCGCGTCTATCGCCAGTCGCAGTGGTGGGAGTCGATGGCGGGAGACATCGACAACGCCACTCACTTCCATCTCGAAGCGGCGTGCCCGCGGAATGTCGCCACAGGCATTGTGCGCTTCGATGTGTTCTGCCGATTCTTTCATGGGAACCACGGCTACATCTTTACCGGCATTCGGAAGGTCGTGAGGCGCACGAACCAACCGAGTCAGGAGTGGATGCCCACCTACATCCCGGGACGCGATCCAGGCATCCGGCACGTGGTCGTCACGGAACACGAGGAATTGTTCTGGACGCCGGTCTACCTCGATCTGCGCGGGACGCTGCCGGGTTCGTACACGTTTGAGTTCGACGCCTCGGCGATTCGGCCGGATGGGCAGAACGTCCAGACGCGGTTGATTTTCCAGATGTGGGTGGATGAGGCCGGGTCGAAGACGTCAGCCACGAGCGGCAGTGAGACACCGGAGGGGTGGGTATCGAACAATGTCGTGAGCACCGCGCGGACGGGGTATGTCTCGGGGCAAGCCTGGGGGATACGCGAATTTCCGGGGGATGCGTCCTCGGCGATGACGTTTGTCGTCAGGGCCACACCTGGTCGTATGACGCGATTCGTCGTGTGCCTTAATCCGAACATGCACGCGCATCCGCCGATCTACGGAACCGTGCTCTTCGACTCCACGTTCGTACAGCCTGCTTCGCCTCCAAAGTTCCAGATTCCGCAACCACCAGGAGGGGGCAAGGTGTTCTGGCGCGTGTCTGATAGTGAAGTGGAGAGCCTCGGGGCCGTGGCGCAAGCCGGCGTGATCACGGTGATCGCATGACGTTACAGGCCACCGATCCGATCTACTACCCGCACCCGTATTTCGCGGGGAACGACGCTGCGGCGTTTGCCTCAGCCTCGGCCATCAATGACGCGGCGGATCGCGTGGCGCTGATCTTTCAGGCGAATTTCGCCGATTCCATCGATCAAATCGCGGTGTGTTTCGCCACGATTACGACCCCTGAAACGCTCGACTTTCGGGTTGAGACGGTTGGCACGGCGACGAACTCGGTCCCGTCTGGGACGCTGTGGGCCACGAATACCGCCGCCACTAATATCACGGCCACGGCCGCGACGGTGGTCGCCGGCACACTGACGGCGAATGCCTCGATCGCCAAAGGGGATCGGGTCGCGATCGTGATTCAGGAGCGCAGCGGGGGCGGTGCCATCAACCTCGGCGTGAATCGCGTCAACCCTGACGCCGTCACGGCCGGTGGATGGGTTGGGCCGGCCGGGAACTTCCCGTATGGCTCGTTCAATCTGACCGGCACCTACGCGAATAGTGCCGCGATGCCAGTTGTCGGCGTGCATCTCGTCACGGCGAATAAATGGGTGTGCGTCTCTGGGGCCATTCCGCTGGTGCAGTCGTTTACGACGTCGGCGTTCAACACCGGCACGGGCGCGTCCACGGGTACGAGGCGAGGCCTATATCTCCAGGTGCCTTTCACGGCCACGCTCCAGGGGTTGTGGATGAAAGCACAGACCACGAGTTCCGCGGATTTTGATGTGGTGCTCTACGACATCACAAACGCGACCATTACGACGCTGTTCACCGCGTTTGACAGCAGTCAGCAGCGGGCACAGGCCGCGGTCGGAGTCTGGGAGTTGTACTTCACGAGCACGTTTAACCTTGTAGCTGGGCTGGATTATCGGCTTGTGATCCAGCCCACCACGGCAAACAGCGTCACCCTGAGCGAGTTGGTGTTCAACGCGGCCGGGCATCTCGGGACAATGGTCGGCGGGACATCGATGTATCTCACGAAGTTCGTCTCGAGTGCTTGGGCCGAGGAAACGGCGCAACGTCCGCTGATGGGCCTGATCCTGGGTGGACTCGATGACGGGGCGGGCGCTGGTGGGGGTCTCTTGCGTCCCGTCGGGATGCGTGGAGGGTTGGTGTAAGTGGAAGACATACTCATAGGCGTCACTGACCGCACGATCCCGGTGTTCATTCCTGACCCCGCCTCGACGACTGGCGCCGGGAAGACGGGCCTGGCGGCAGCGGCGATCACAGTCACGTACACCCGGTATGAGACGGACAACGACGTCGTGCATACCGACGTCACCAGCAGCCTGAGCGATCTGTCAGCCTTGACCGATGCCCATGCGGACTGGGGCTGGAAAGAAGTCAGTAACACATTAAGCAAGGGGCAGTATCGACTAGACCTCGCGGATGCCGTCTTTGCCTCTGGGGCCTGGTATGCCGTGGTGCAGGTCACGATCACGAGTGGCACGGCGGCAGCCACACCTAAGGCGTTCCGGCTCGTGTCTCGCAACGATCTTGACGGCGTGCGACTCGGACTGACGGCCCTGCCGAATGCCGCGGCTGAAGCAGCCGGCGGACTCTATACCCGTGGCACTGGTGCGGGTCAGGTGAACCAGCACGCGAACGGGGCGATCGATACCAACACCATCGCGATCTCCGGTGATGCGACCGCGGCGGATAACCTGGAGAGTTACACCGATGGGTCCGAGTTCATGCCGGTCGATGCGCACCAACAGGAGTGGACCGTCACTGGCGGGACGCTGCAGCCGAAGAAGCCTGACGGCACCACGAATACCAGTTACAGCAGGACCGTCGGCACGGACCCATCTGCTGAACCGATTGTGAGTTCAACCTAATGAGTGACGATGTAGCCATTACAGCAGGAAGCGGCACCAGCATCGCGACGGATGACTGTACCAGCGGACATGTGCAGGTTGTAAAGCTGGCCTATTCAGCAGACGGCACACGGACCCATGTGCCGGCCGATGCCGATGGGGTGCTCGTCAACCTCGGCACCAACAACGACGTCACGGTTACGACCTTGCCGGCGCTCGTGGCGGGCAGCGCGAATATAGGCGATGTCGATGTGCTCACGCTCCCGGCGCTGGTCGCGGGCTCGGCGAATATCGGCGATGTGGATGTGCTCACGGTGCCTGAACATGCGGGCGCGGCGGCATCCACGATTAACTCGACCTCGTCCGACGGCGGCACGGCGCTCACCAACGGCGCACAAGCCATCAAAGCGAGCGCCGGGAAGTTGCTCGGGTATTACATCTTTAATCCGAATACGGTGCATTGCTTCGTTCAGGTCTACAACACGGCCTCTGGCTCCGTCACCGTAGGCACGACGAATCCCCTCTTTATGATCACAGTGCCGGCACTCAGCGCAGCGAACCTCTGGATGCAACCTGGCGGCATTACCTTCGGCACGGCGATCTCATGGGCAGCGGTGATGACCACGGCGGGCGGTAACACGGCTCCGACGACGGCGCTTGACGCTGTGGCGTGGTACGTCTAAGTGCCGAACACCGGGAACACCTTCCCGACTGTTGGTGCTACGGTGGCGCGGGCGTCGAATACGGACTGGACGAGTCCTGGCAATGTGGTGTCAGACAACGCCTCTGATGCAACGGCAGCAGTGCCCACTGATTACCTGGTCTGTTCAGGATTTGGCTTTACGATTCCCACCGCCGCAAAGATTGTCGGCGCGATTCTGCGTGTTGAGGCGAGTGAGTCCGGCGGCGGTGACAGCAGTTACATCTCCCAACTAATTTCGGCCACGACCCCGACTCTCATCGGTACTGCGAAGGCGGCTGTCACCGTGAGCGGCACGACCAAGGTTATCTCGAGCAGCGGGGGATCTGGCGATCTCTGGGGAGCGTTACAACTCACCCCAGCCATCGTGAATGCGGCGGGGTTTGGCGTGGCCATCTGGTCCGATGATGCCGGGAACACGCTGGCGGTTGATTTCGTGACACTGGACATTTATTACACCGGGCAACGGCTCAGTGCAGTGGGGGTTGGGTAACGCATGGCTTGTATCGCGACGATTCATGGCGAAATGGACGAAACGGCGCTCGAGAAGCTCGAGGGCGTGCTTGACAATGACCACGAGTGTACGACGTGGGTCGAGTATCGGATGAACGGGGAACTCGTGCATCGTTCGGTGCATGTCACATTAAAAGAATGGCCCGAAGGATTCGGGGCGCTCACGGAACTGTAGAAGGAGAAGGATAGTGGCCAATACCCAAGCGATGTGCAATTCGTTCAAGCGGGAACTGTTCAATGGTGAGCACCAATTCGGTACGCCTACGTTGGTGTCGCGGACCAGTTTGACAGCCCCGACGAAGGACACGTTCAAGGCGGCGTTGTTCTTGGTATCCGCCACGCGCAACAAGTCGGACACGGTCTATAACAGCACTGGTGAGGTATCGGGTGCTGGGTATACGGGCGGTGGTGTGGCGGTCACGAATGCGACCGTACCCACGCTGGATACTGATACGGCCATCTGGACCCCGAGCGCATCGATTGTCTACACCTCGGTGACGCTGTCGGTGGCGTTCGATGCGATGTTGCTCTACAACAGCACGCAGAGCGATAAAGCCGTGGCGGTCTTCACGTTTGGCTCACAGACGGTGACGGCTGGGACGTTCACCCTCACGATGCCAAGCAACACGGCTGCTGCTGCGCTTCTGAGAGTGGTCTGAGACCGAATCGCTAGATGTCCCTGTTCCTCCTTTTCGGCAACAGTACGCCCACCCCGCAGGCAGGGTATCGATCCCTTGCTGCGCGGTGGATGGGCGGTGCCGGCTCGGCGTCAGCAGATGTCACTGTTGGGCTGAGTGGGGTTGCGGGGGCGTGTGCGGTCGGGCTGGTTGGTGTTGCGCTCACGCTTGGGCTGACAGGTGTCAGTACAACGGCCTCGGCCGGCACGCTCACGCCTTCCACGACTGTCTCAGTTTCTGGAGAGGCTGGGATTGGGTCTGTTGGGTCTGTTACCACTTCCACTGCTATCGAACTGACCGGATCGGCCGGAGCCGCGACAACTGGTACGTCGGGGGTCACCCATACCCAGGACTTGACTGGGGTGGAGGCGACCAGCGCGACCGGCGCCGTTACTCCGGTTATCACCTACGAAGCCGCACTTACTGGTGTTTCATCCTCGGGGAGCACTGGCACCGTTACGCCATCGAGCACCGTTGCGCTCACTGGCATCTCTGGAGCTGGTAGTCTCGGGACGATCAGCGTCGATCACGCGCAGGCACTCACTGGGCCTGGCGCGACAGGTACGCCAGGCACAATTGAACCGTCTACGACGGTTGCTGTCACTGGCGCGTCTGCAACAGGCTCGGTTGGGACGGTCACGCCAAGCGGTGGTGATGGTAACGATGTCACCCTCGCACTGAGCGGTACATCGAGCACAGCGGCTGTCGGCACACTGTCGCCATCGACTACGGTGGCCGGGTCTGGCACTGGTAGTACGGGCTCGGTCGGTACCGTTGGCCCCACGTCTACGTGCGGTGTTACGGGTGTATCGGCGACAGCAAGCGTTGGCACAGTCACGCCGAGTACCGCGGTTGGTCTGTCCGGGGTATCAGGCACGGCCGCTGTAGGGAGCCTGTCACCGTCCACAACGGTTGCTGGGTCTGGAACTAGCGGCACAGGATCTGTCGGTAACGTCGGAATATCCCAGGGCGTTACAGGCCAATCGGCGACATCCAGCACTGGCACGGTCACGCCCAGCACCACGATTGGGCTGAGCGGTGTTACCGCAACAGGTCAGACTGGGACCGTAGGGGCCGGTGGCGACAAGACTGCCTCGATTAGTGGCGTTAGTGCGAGTGCTGAAGTTGGCACGGTTCAGCCTGACATATCCACAAGTGCAGCCGGCGAAGCGTGCACCACTGACACCGGCTCATGTGGGCCAGAGACAACCGTTGCCCTGGTTGGCAGCGGAGGCACAGGCCATGTTGGGACGCTTGTATCGTCTGGTGGTGCGTTATCGATTTCCATCAGTGCTGTTGATGGGGTGTTTATCGGGCCGACGTCGGTGGCAGCGGTAGGGCAAAGCGCAGAGTCCGTATCTGGTGTCTCGCGATTAGTGGAATCCGTGCCAGCCGTCAAGCAGGAAGGGGTCAGCGGATGAACTTTGACGGAATCATCGAAACGGCGCTTCAGTATTGGCTCGGCTCTGACAAAGCCCTGGAATTCACGGTGTACACCACCGCAGCCAAGACAGCCATCCGGGATGCAACCGGCTACACCACCAGCTTCAAGGTGAAGCGCAACGTGGAAGATACCGATTTAGCGGCCCTGATTACTGCGTCCGGCACAGTGAGTGGCACATTCAACGCCAGCCCAACTGTCAACACCCAGAAGATCACGGTCACATTAGTAGACACGGATAGCGACACCGAAATAGCGCCCGGGTTGGCCTATTGGGAACTGAAGCGCACTGATGCTGGACTAGAAGCACCGTTGGCATTCGGCACCATCAATCTGCGCCGTGGAGTGCACATCGCATGAATAGGCGCGAACTCTTTAAGGCGTTGGTGGGCGTACCTTTGGGCGTGCCAGCTTCGGTGGATAAGCCATTTGATGTGCGAAACCTGACTATCACGCTGGACGCCAAGCCACTCACCGATATGTGCCAAGCCATGATCGAAGCGTTAGAAAGTGGCGGTGCTAATACCGAACGCCTCAAACGGTTGGTGAATCAATGAGGATCTATCTGGAATACATCGCCATTGGGTTGATCGGTGCGTTTGCTGCGCTGGGCGTGGTGGCGTGTGTCATGGCCGGAATTATCTGGGCGCTGTGAATGCCGGTTGCGCCGCTGTCTCCCTGCCTCGAGCCGGCCTGCCCCAAAATGGCGACAACACGCGGCCGATGTCGGGATCATGCTGCAGAAGTAGACACACGCAGAGGCACGGCCACAGAACGTGGCTACGACCGACGATGGCAGAAGGCGGCGGCTGCATTCAAGCAACGCCATCCATTGTGCGGAATGAGGGAGCACGGCGCACCGCCAGTCCTGAGCCGCTGTCATGTGCTGGGTTACAAGACGTTGGCCTACCAGGTAGACCACGTAGCACCACACAGGGGCGACGCGGTCAAGTTCTGGGACATCGACAACTGGCAGAGCTTGTGTCGCTCGTGCGGGGCTGCCAAGAGCAGGGCTGGGCTATGACGATCAAAGGGGGGGGCTCACATCTCTGGAGACGAGGGGTCGGAGACCGCTTACCGCGACCACGCAGGTTTTCGGGAAATAGGCGACTAAATGGGTAACCACAACTCCGGTAGACGACCGAAACCGACGGCGTTGCACATCTTGAATGGCAACCCAAGCCGTAAAAAGCTTAATGAAAATGAGGTACGTCCACCAGCGGGAGAGATTGTGAAGCCGGTGGGGTTATCGGTTGCTGGCGCGATGGTCTGGGGTGAGATTGCGCCGATCTGCTTAGCGATGGGGACGTTGACGCCGGCTGATGTGTCGGCGTTCGCACGGCTCTGTGAGATTGAGGCGACGGCGCGGGCCAACTCGCTGAAGAAGGATACCGACCCGGATCACTTTTCGGTGCGCGTGGAGTTGGACACGGCGACCACCCTCAAGGCGTATTACGACTTCTTTGGGTTGACGCCATCGGCTCGAGCGCGGATTTCGGTGCCCAAGCAGAAGGAGCCTGAGAGCAAGTGGGCGGGGATGGGGATTGGCTAAACGCAAGCTAGACCCGGCCGCGGAGCGGGTGGTTGGGTTTATCAACAACCTCCAGCACACGAAGGGCCAGTTTGCACGCCAGCCGTTCAATCTACGGCCGTGGCAGGTTGAGATCGTCCGAAATCTGTTCAGGGTCAACCCGCGGACGAACTTGCGGCAATACCGGACGTCGTTGTTGATGTTGCCTCGAAAGAACGGCAAATCGGAGCTAGCGGCGGCAATCGCCCTCTACGGGTTGCTTGGGGACTGTGAAATCGGCGCAGAAGTCTACAGCGCGGCGGCGGATCGGGACCAGGCGGCACTCGTGTTTAACGTCGCGGCTGAGATGGTCAGGCAGGACAAGGAACTGATGGCGGTCTGTGAGATTGTCGATTCGCAGAAGCGGATCGTGCATCGCAAGTCGGGGAGTGTCTACCGGGCGATCTCGTCGGAGGCGTACACGAAGCATGGATTCAACGCCTCGATGGTGATCTATGACGAGCTGCACGCGGCGCCGAACCGGGAACTATGGGATGTGTTGACGACCTCGATGGGTGCGCGGACTCAGCCGTTGGTGTTTGCGATTTCGACGGCGGGATATGACCGGCACTCCATACTCTGGGAAATGTATGACCACGCGCTGAAGGTGAAGGAGAACCCCGACCTGGACCCGACGTTCCTCCCGATTCTCTATGAGATGTCGAAGGATGCGGACTGGACCGACGAGAAGGAGTGGCACAAGTGCAACCCGGCACTAGGTGACTTCCGATCGCTCGAGGACATGCGGGTCATGGCGGCACGGGCGAAGTCGATCCCTGCCCAGGAGAACACATTTAGGCGGTTGTACACGAATCAATGGACGGAGCAGGCCGAGCGGTGGATGCCGATGCCGTTGTGGGATGCCTGTAAGGCGCCGATCGACATCGGTTCGCTAACTGGCCGGCGGTGTTTCATTGGCATGGACCTGTCCACGACTCGGGATCTGACGGCGTTGGTGGCGGTGTTCCCTGACGATGATGGGACGTTTGATGTGTTGCCGGCGTTCTTTGTGCCCAAGAGCAACATCCGAGAGCGTGTACAGCGGGACCGCGTTCCGTATGACCAGTGGGTACAGGACGGGCACTTGTACGGGACCGAAGGTGACACCGTTGATTATCGGCAGGTTCGCAAGGTGATCCAGCAGTGGGATAAGCAATTTAGTGTGCAGGAGATTGGATTCGACCCGTATAACGCAACCCAGCTGGTGACGGAACTGACCGAGATCGATGGGTTGACGTGCGTGCCGTTTCGCCAGAAGGGCGAAGCGATGATGGCGGCGACTAAGAACCTTGAGAAGCTGATCACGGCTCGAGAGTTGAGGCACGACGGCCATCCTGTGTTGCGCTGGTGTATTGGGAATGCCGCGGTAATCCAGGACGGAGACGGCAACATGCGGCTCTCCAAGAAGGTGTCCACGGAACGAATCGACGGGGCGGTGGCGCTGGCGATGGCCGTAGACCGGATGTCGCGGAACCTTGAGAACGCCTCTGTGTATGAGCAGCCGCGGGAAGTCTGGTTTTAGTGCAGCCGTTCATCACGTTCATCACGTCCACGTTTAGACGGCCGGCAGGGTTAGCGGCCTGTCTCGCCAGCGTGCAAGCGCAGACGGCGGTGGCGCACATCGAACACATTGTCTTGCCAGATCATGTCGGGCGCGGGATTGTGGGCGGGCTGTTTGAGCGGTTGCCGCTGTATGTCGATGCGGTTCACGGGCGGTATGTGCATCTCTTAGGGGATGACGATGTGCTGGCCGATCCGACTGTCGTGGGTCGCGTGATGGCGTTTGCCAGGGCACATGGTGACCCGGAGGTGATCTGCGTGTCTGCGCAGAAGGGGCATTGGATGTGGCCGGATTGCGCACCGTGGCCTCCGAAGCAGAACAGGATCGACCTCGGCTGCGTGATTACCAGAGCGGACATCTGGCGCAAGCACGTTGGAGACTTTGGGAAGCGGTACGAGGGCGATTTTGATTTCATGCAGGCCATGTACAACGCTGGCGTGAAGGCCGAGTTCTGCAAGGTTCTTTTCATGTCTGGCCCGGTTGGGCTCGGGAAAGCCGAGGCGGCGTGAGGGTATTCGTGGCTCGGCCATACACGGTGCCTGCAGCCGACGTCTGCGATGGCCTGTGTTATGGATTGCGGGCGAATGGCGTGGACGTGACGACCGAGGCGGTCATCCGACAACCTATTGATTTGGTCATCATGATTGACGGCGCACGGCGCGACCCAGAGATCCTAGCAAGGTGGCGGGCATATTGTCCGGTGGCCGTGGTGTTCACGGAGTCGCCGTACGACATGGATCTAGAGATGGACGTGGCGCAGCATGTGGACGCTGGATGGACACAAGAACGTACAACAGTGTCGGCATTCCAGGCTGTTAATTCTCGGGTTAAGTATTTGCCGCACGCCTGGCACCCGGATCGGCACTTTGCGGATAGTCAGCCTATCGGTGTACCTATCCCATCACATGATGTGGTGTTTGTCGGGACTGGATTCCCAGAGCGCGTGACGTGGCTGAATAGCATTGACTGGACCGGCATCGACCTGGGGCTGTACGGCATCTGGGATGGCCTTGGACTGAGCGACCAGGCTCAGGAGTGCGTCAGGGGCGGAACGGTCAGCAACGTCTATGCAGCCGCATTGTATCGGCACGCCAAGATCGGGCTGAATCTGTACCGCACGCGCCTGAGAGGAAGCCGAGATCCGATTATCGCGGAATCGCTCAACCCACGCGCCTATGAACTCGCGGCGTGTGGTGCGTTCAGTATTAGCAACCACCGCACGGAAGTGCTCGAGAAGTTCCGCTATCTGGTGCCCACCATTACCTCGGCCGTCGATATGGAATGGTTGATCCGCGAATGGTTGAAGAATGACGTGCTTCGTGAGCGGGTGAAGTCTGGGTTGCCTGCGTGCGTCGAGAAGGATTCGTGGACGCATCGAGCCGCGCAAGTGCTCGAGGATGTTCGCACATGGGGGCTGGTCGCATGATGACAGGAGATGCCGGTGTCTAGGCTCGAAGTGATACGGCGCGACAAGCCGAGCATGTTGCAGCGACTAGGGGAACAGATCAGGGCGTACACCCTTGGACCATTGACCCTGAGAGATCCGGCGCTTAAGAAGTATTTTGCGACTCAGGATTCAGCCTCAGGGCTATCTGTCAGTGAATACACGGCTATGAACATGTCGGCGGTATGGGCGGCTGTGTCGCTAATTTCAGGTGACGTGGCCAGCCTTCCTCTCGTGCTGTACAAGACGGACGGGAAGAAGAAGGAGCGATACACAGCCCATCCGCTGTACCGCATCCTCCACGACGCGCCTAACCCTGAGATGTCGTCGATTACCTGGCGCCGGACGGTGCAGGCCCATGCGCTGACCTGGGGCGGTGGCATTTCCGAGATCGAACGATCCAAGGGCGGTGGGGTGGCGCACCTATGGCCGATAACCCCGGATCGCGTGATGGCTGAGCGGCAAGCCGGCCGGCTCCAGTATCGAATCAGCAATCCTAACGGCCCAGATACTACGTTGGCCGCAGAGGATGCCTTACATATCCCTGGGCTGGGGTTTGACGGGATCTCTGGTTATTCGGTGATTGGCAAGGCGCGGGAGTCGATCGGCCTCGGGATGGCGGCGGAACGGTTCGGCGCGACGTTCTATGGTAACGGCTCCACCTTCGGCGGGGTGTTTCAGCATCCGCTGAAGATGAGCGACACGGCGCGCAAGAACTTTAAGGATGCACTAGACCATCAGCACAAGGGCGTCGATCGTGCCCATAAATGGCTCGTGGTTGAAGAGGGGATGACGTATACCCGTCTAGGTATTCCTCCGAATGATGCGCAGTTCCTTGAGACGCGCCAGTTCCAGATCGCGGAGATCGCCCGGTGGTTCAATGTGCCACCGCACAAGATCGGCGACCTGAGCAACGCCACCTTTAGCAACATTGAGCATCAGTCGCTCGACTACTACCGCACGACGCTGATTCACTGGCTGGAGACGTGGGAACAGGAGATTAACCGCAAGCTGATCTCACCACTCGAGCGGAATCAGCAGTTCGTTGAACACGTCACCGAGGGCATTCTGCGCGGTGACTCAGCCGGACGAGCAGCCTTGCAGACGGCCGAGTTCCAGATCGGCGGGCTCACGCCGAACGAAACCAGGGCACTGTCGAATCGTGACCCGATCACGGGCGGAGATACGGTGTTCGTTCCGCTCAATATGATCCCCCTGGATCGCGTGGACGAGTGGATCGACGCGCAGATCAAAGAGAAGACGGCCCCACCGCCGCCATCGGCTCCACCGGCAGCAGGCGGCGATCGGGAAGCCTTGACCGTGCTGGAAAAGGCCGTGGAAGAGTTGGCCCAGTCCAAGCGTCAGGCCGAGCAGCGCGCAGAGGACTTGTCGGCGGCATTGGCAGCGATGACGGAAAGCCGAGAGGCTGAGATCGCGGCACGGCTGGAGTTGTCAAAGCAACTCGAGCAGGCCGAGGCGGCGTATCGCGTGGCCTTTGACGAGGAACTCGCCAAGCGGACGCATGTGCAGGAATTACTCGACGGCGCACAGGTAGCACTGGCCCAGGAGCAGGCCGAGCGGGCGCTGGTGGAGCACGGCATCGGTGAGCGCGACATTGCGGTAACGGCACTTGTGGCGGATCTCACAGGGCGAGACGGACAGATCGCGGAGTTGACCGCAGAGCGTGACGTATTACTGGGACATAGGGTTGTGCTCGGTGAAGGCCTTGACTTGGCAAGGGCTGACATGCTGACCGCGAAGGCAGAAGCCGAGTCAGCGCATACCGTGGCCGCAGAGGCGGCACAGCGAGCAGCAGAAGCCGAAGCCGTGAAGGTAGCCGCAGAGCAACGCGCCGAAGCCGCCGAGCGCGACAAGGCCATCGCGGAACAGGCGCAGGTGGCGGCTCATGAACTAGTCGAACGGCGGCGACTGGCCGAAGTCAAGCGCATGACCGACGTGGTATCTGCGCATCGGGCGCTCATGGTGGATGTGTTGGGCCGCATGGTCAGGCGGGAAGTAGAGAAGGCGCGGCGGCATCAGGCCACGCCACAGAAACTGAAGGCCTGGGCCGAGACGTTCTATCGTGACGAGACGGATCTGTGGGTGGAGTCGCTCGAGCCTGTCTTGCGGGCGCACATGGCCTGGCTACAGTCGGATAAGGACGTGACGGCAGAGGCGCGGGCGATTGTCGAGGCGCACTTCGCGCAGTCCAGACAGCAATTGGCTGACGTCCTAGCCGTAGAGGACCACGCGCCAGTCTTTGAGCGGATGTTACAGCGGTGGGAAACCAAGCGACCCGAAGAAGTCGCAGACCAGATGGTCAGAGAGGCAGTGGCGTATGTCCATGAATACCGCTGATCGCGGCTTAGAGCGGCGCACCTTTGGAGATGTGCGGGTGGATCTGTCCGAGGATCAGAAGATCCGAGGCACGGCCATCGTCTTCAATAGCCGGTCTGTGGACCTTGGCGGATTTACGGAAATCATCATGCCAGAGGCCGTCGATCGCACTATTCGCGACGGTTTGGATGTGAGGGCGCTGATTGACCACGACTCGGCGAAGGTCATCGGGCGGACACGTTCCGGCACGCTGTCGCTTAGGAAGACGATGCGAGGCCTTGAGATTGTCGTGGACCCGCCGAACACTAGTTATGCGCGTGACTTGCTCGAGTCGGTCGGTCGGGGCGACATCAGCGGCATGTCGTTCGGGTTCAGGGTATTGGATGACGAGTGGAGGCTAGAAGACGGTCAGCCAGTGCGCGAAGTCACGGACATGGTTGTTAGCGAGGTTTCCGTGGTGTCCTTCCCAGCGTATCAGGAGACAGATGTCTCTATAGCCCAGCGGTCACTTCAGGCTTTCCAGGAGGCGCACGGCGGGCACAAGCTGGACCTGATGCGGAAGTTCCATAAGACGCGCCTGGCGAGGTAGGCATGGGCCGACCACGCAAGCCGGAATCGGAAAAGCTCGTGCCGGTGAGCACGAATCTTCCGCCTGCTATGTACGCGGCACTGAAGCGGGCGGCTGACGCTCGCAGTATCGGGCTGTCAGATGTGGTGCGAGTGGTGCTCACGTCCAAATTACGCACATTGAATACTAAAATTCAGGGTCCATCTACTACTCTGTAACGTAACTATCGACAGACGGATCGGTGTCAGCGGCTACCCGCTGCGCTGGTTCTGTCTACATCGGTGACATCGGCCCAGGCTATCCAGGGCGCGATTCACATGGCGAATCCCAACTCGTTTGGACATTCGCCTGTGGGCCGCGCCCGTTGCCGTTTTTACGGCGTCCAGACGGGTTTCAGGCTGTCCCCAGGCGAGCACTGAGGGGCAGATGAACAAGCAGGAACTACAAGACAAAAAGATGGGACTGGCCGCGGAGGCTGAGGCCATCTTGGCACACGTCCAGACCGAGGCCCGATCCGAGCTGCGCGGCGATGAGCAGGCGAAGTTTGACGGCCTCCACGATGAAATTGAGAAGATCAGCGGCCTTCTGCAGCGCATGGCGAAGCAGGAAGCCCTGGCCGAGCCCGATGGGCGCCGGAGTGAGCCGAACCAGACCCAGAGCCGTCAGGCCGTGGCCGGTAAGGTGACCCAGCGCGATCAGGATCTGGCCCTTCGTGGCTGGCTGCTGGCCGGTTCGGAGTCCGCTGATCTCACTGACGAGCACCGGGAAGCCGGACGCCGTTGCGGATTCAACCTCAACGCCAAGGCCATGACCCTGAAGATGGCGCCGAAGGCGCTGCGCTCGCTCGATCCTCGCGATGTCGAGGATTGGGAAAAGCGCGCCGCGATGGGCGTCGGCTCCGGGTCGATCGGACTCTACACCTCGCCTGACTCCCCGATGGGCGCCCTCGAGCGCGCGTTGCTGGCGTTCGGTGGAATGCGTCAGGTGGCGACGGTGCTTCGCACGGCGAGCGGATCGGATCTGCCGATTCCGACCTCCGACGACACGTCGAACAAGGGCGCGATCCTGGGTGAGAACACGGCGGTGTCCGAAGTGGACATCACGTTCGGTCAGTTGGTCCTGAACAGCTTTAAGTACTCCAGCAAGCTCGTGCTGGTGGCGATGGAGCTGCTACAGGATTCCGCGGTGAACGTGCCCGAGATGATCGGTAAGGCGCTCGGCGAGCGCATTGGCCGCATCCAGAACGACCACTTCACCACGGGCGATGCGTCATCGAAGCCGAACGGCATCGTGACGGCGTCCACGGCTGGCGTCACGGCCTCGGGCCTGACGGCGACGGTGACGTATGACCTCCTGGTGGACTTGATCCACTCGGTTGATCCGGCTTACCGGAACAACGGGAAATTCATGTTCCACGACGGCGGTCTGAAGATGCTGAAGAAGGTCAAGGTGCTTCAGTACTCGGGTGATACGACTGGTGTTCCGCTGTGGCAGCCGTCGTTGGTTGCCGGCGCGCCGGACACCATTGCGGGATACCCCTACGTCATCAATCAGTCGATGACGACTCCTGCGACCTCGGTCAAGTCGATCCTCTTCGGGGACTTCTCGAAGTACCTCATTCGCGACGTTGCGGAAGTCCGCCTGGTGCGGATGGACGAGCGGTACGCGGATGTCGATCAGGTCGGCTTCACGGCGTTCATGCGATCGGACGGCGACTTGCTCGACGCAGGCACGCACCCGGTTAAGCACTTGGTCCAGGGCTAAACCACTGGCGATGGGTGGGCATGGTCAGCGTGACCGTGTCCGCCCTGCCTTCACTTAAGGAGACTGCCAGTGGCAAACGGATTTCTCTCAGACGATACAAAAGTCACCATTGTTTCGACGACAACGGCTGGCGCGGCTGGACAGACCGCGATCACCAGCTCGAGCCTTGACATGGCTGGTTACGGTGGTTGCTTGTTCATCATCCCGATCGGGACGGTGGTCACTGCAGCCGTGACGACCATCAAGGCGCAGCAGTCCGATGACACCAGCGGGTCACCGGACGACTTCTCAGACATCGTGGGCTCGTCTGTCACCGTCGCTGACGATGACGACAACAAGCTGAAATACATCGACATAAAGAGACCAGGCAAGCGGTATCTGAAGGTCGTTGTTTCCAGAGCTACGCAGGACGCGACCATCGGCGGCATCGTCGCGATTCAGTACAACAAGCGGTCGTTCGGCGCGGCCTCGCACGGCACAGGCGTGGCCGGCGAGCAGTGGATCGGGCCTGCCGAGGGTACGGCTTAGTGACGTTGCGTTTTCTGCAGGCGACGGCTTCGGCATCGCCTGATCATCCGTTTCGGGCTGGGCAAATCATCACGGTGCCCAGCCTGAACAATGACATGAAGGCGTGGCTGAGAGATGGCCATGCCGAAATCGTTCGCGATGACGAGCCAGAAATGGCCGTGGTCGGTGTCTCTGAACGCGCTGTCACCCGTAAGGCGCACAAGTGAAGGCGGACTGGGTCCAGACGATCGCTCCAATACAAGAGCCGATCACGTTGACAGATGTGAAGCTGCACTGTCGTGCACTAGCGGATGTCGCCGATGAAGACCCGGTCATCGCCATGTATGCCAAGGGTGCGCGGCTGTGGGCTGAGCACTACACATCGCGGGCGTTCTTTACGCAGACGTATCGACTCGAGCAGGACGACTTCACGCGGGAGATCTGGTTGCCGCGGGCAGCTCCACTCCAGTCTGTGACGTCGGTCAAGTACTACGACACGGACGGTGTGCAGCAAACCCTGGCCACGACGTACTACCGGGTGGATACGACATCTGAGCCTGGGCGCGTGGTGTTGAAGCCGGGTCAGTCCTGGCCATCGGTGCAGTGCGAGCGCGGGCAAGCGGTGGAAGTGATTTACGTCGCGGGCTGGAGCACGGTTCAGGCTATTCCAGATGACATCCGAGTCGGGATCTGCTGGATGGCTGACCACCTGTACGAGCACCGAAGCGGGATCGAAGTCGGCGCCGGCATCACGGCGGTGGAAGTGCCGATGGGGATTGCGTCGTTTCTGTCGCCGTACAAGGTCTATTGGCGTGAGCCGGTGTGTGCATAGGTGGCCGTTCCTCGTGGCGGGTCAACGCAGTGGCCGAGCGCAGGCGAGCGATCGACGAAGTGCCTGTTGCAGTATGCGACGCCGGTTACAGATCCGATGGGTGGGCGCGGTGAGCCGATCTGGACGAACTTCGGAACGTGGTTTGCGAAAGTGACAACCATTCCAGACATCGCGAACGAGATCCAGTCAGCGATCCTCTACTCCATTGAGGGGCCGTACCGGAGCGATCTAATCGAGCGGCATAACTCTGGGGTAGGCGTGCGGTTAGTGACACCGGATCTGACGTTGAAAGTGTTTCAGGTGGAAGACCCGCAAGCGAGACGGCGAACGCTCGTGGCGCACTGCGGGAAGGCGACGAATACCTAATGGCTGGCAAGACGCTGATCGAAATCGAAGACGTCGGCGGATCGTTTAAGCGGTTCTGTCGTGAAGCGCCGAAGGAAGCACGGGCGGCGATGAAGGAAGCGGTCACGAAGACGGCTAATCGGGTGTCTGACGAGATGTATGACCGTGCCCCTGATCGATCCGATGCGCCTCCACATGTGAAGGACGCGATCGACGTCAAGCAGACCGGGCTGTCGGCGCTGGTCGGCATTCTCGAGGGTGACGCGCCCTCTGGCACTGAGGCCACGATGGGCGAAGTCGCGCAGTTTAACGAGTACGCACCGAACAAGCAGCCGTTTATGTTGCCGGCCGCGGCGATGTCTGAACGACCGGCCGCGGAGTATGCCCGCAAGGCGTTGGCGAAATTGGAGCAGGTCTTAAGTGGTGGGCTGTGAGCGCAACGGCGCTGATCCAGACCGCGATCAACGGGGTACTGGCGGCGGATGCGACGTTGCCATCTCTGTCGATGACCTACAGAGACGGATCGTTGACGACTGTGACGATTCACAACGACATCCCAGAGAACGCGACCTATCCGGTGGTGTTGATCTCGAGGGCGACGGAGACACCGCGGCATACGTTCGGGCCTCCGACGACTGGGCTGGGGTGGAAGAACATCATCCGCATCCACATCTACAGCCGGTATCAGGGCGACTCGGAAGCGATGCAGATTCACGGGCGGATCGTGTCGTTGTTGAATTTTCAGCCGTTGACGGTCACTGGCTATGGTCAGGTGTCAGTCGAGTACGAGCAGATGCGGCTCATGGTTGAGGCCGTCGAGAAGATCGAAACCCGGCATTTGGTTGGTGAGTACTGCGTGATGGTGCATCAATGAATCTAGGGACGCTGATCGCGGTGACGTGGGCATTCATTCTGATCGTGGTGGTTCTGGCTCTGTTTGGCGTGATTGACGTGCAGACCACTCCAGTGCTGAGGGTGCGATTTTGAACGACGGCACCGGACACGAAGTCGCTCGGCATCTTGAGTCGATCGCGGAGAGCCTGGCGAGCATTGCTGAGTCACTTCGGGTCAAGTTCAACATGCCGCAGGCAGAGAGATCCGCTGCGATGTTTGCGGACCCTGGCCGCCTACAACGGTGTCAGGACGTTAACCCGGCACGGTGCGCGATCGCAGATGACGATGCGCGGCGAGATATTCGCACCTTTGGCAACCCTAATGCGTGGGAATGCCTTGGATGTGGACACATGGGGAGCACGGCTGACGCGGAGGCCGGCGAGTAGTTAGGGAACAGGTTCGGCGGGCACGGTTGATCACCGATATAGGGACTCCCGACCCTATCGCCCGTCGAATGTAGCCATCGGGACGCTTAGAGGGAGATAGGCACGTATGCGAGGACGACAACCCGATGGCTGGACTTCATTCAAAGCTCAGCGTGGTCAAACTGGATACCTCTGGCGGAATCCTGACCACGATCAGTACCTACTGCAATTCATTCGAAGTCAATCAGGAACTAGACGAGGTCGATGTGACCGCGTTCGGGGCAACTTCTGATCGCGATTACATCTCCGGCTTCAGCTCGGGCACGGTGTCAATGGGTGGACCGTGGACGCGGGCACTCGATCAGCACATGTCGCCAATCTATACGGCGATGAAGGCGGGCACGCTGGCCTCTGTGACGTTTGAGTACGGCCCTGAGGGGACCGACTCTGGCGACGTCAAGTACACCGGGGAACTCACCAAGATGTCGTGGTCTGGACCGAAGGCCGCGATTGACAACGCGCAGGAGTGGACGGCCGAGTTTCGGATCACTGGCGCGGTCACGATCACGACTTACTAACGGGAGTAGACGATGGCAGTACTGACAGTAACGGCGACAAACGTGGTGCAGGTCAGTGGGGGTCTTCGGACCTACACCATTGGCGAGACGATTACAGCGGGCCAGGCGCTCTATCTTAAGGCCGCTGACCAGCGCGTGTGGAAGGCGCTCACAACGACGGCTGCGACGGCTGCGGCGGTTGGGATCGCAGTGACTGGAGGCGCGGCGGGACAGCAGTGTCTAGTCGCCGAGCCCGGCGCGGTCATCAACATCGGGGCGACCACCGAGAAGGTGCATTACTTCGTCCACGACACGGCCGGCGGCGTTGGGTTGCAGGGCGATGTGGGCACTGGTGACTACATCACGCGCCTGGGCTACTCGCTGACGACAGACGGCGTGTTCTACGTTGACATTCGGGCGACTGGCGGCACGTTCTAGTACGGCCGGGTGCGTGGAAGGGACCACGCGCCCGATTCTCAGGCATCGGGAGTGAGGACACATGGCAGTAGGACAGCAGGAAATAGTTGATTTCGGCCCACCGACAGGCGAGCGCAAGCTGAAGGCTCGGCATCGGAGACTCAGAGATGCGGTGCGGGTGAGCGGTAAGTCGATCAGCGAACTACTCGGCGATCCATTCGGGGGCTGGCCGTTTCTAATCCAGGCCCTTATTAATGCAAAGGCCGTCAAGCCGATCACGCTGGACGATGCCAGCGACCTGATCGACGACTACCGCGATCACCACTCATCCATTAAGGGCCTGGCGGAAGTGTTGGGTAAGTTAATGGGCGACTACGTGAGCCTGGAAGCGACGCCCACCGAGGACGAGCACGCAGCGGCAGAGGCGACTGACACCGTCCCAAAAGGGGGTACCCCGGACGCGACGGGGCACTCGCTCGACTAGACGCGTACTTCGATCGCGCTGAGGGACTCGCGTTTGAGATCAGCCCGGAGATCGGGTTGCGGTTCTGGGATCTGACGCCATCTGAGTTCGCGGCGGTGGCGCATGGACACGCGGTGCGACAGGGGCAGGAGTGGTACCGCACGGCCTGGCATACGTCCTATGTGCTGTCGGGATTGATCGGGAAGAAGGCGCCGAAGCCTGAGCAATTAGTCGGCGCGGCGACGATGGCTCTCATACGGCCACGGAAGACTCGGCCGATAGGCGATGACGACTAAGAAAGCGGTGCAATCATCGGTGTAGTCGCCAATCTGGTCGTCAAGGTTACTGCTTCCATCTCGGATTTTGAGAAGCAGATGGCCGGCATGGAGCGGACGCTTGGCCGCACCGGGGCGAAGATGCAGAGCCTCGGCTCTGATCTCACCAAAGGGCTAACGCTCCCGCTCGTGGCTGTCGGCGTGACCGCAGCCAAAGCGGCAATCGATTTTGAGTCATCCTTTGCCGGCGTCAAGAAAACCGTCAACGCCACCGATGCCGAGTTCGCCAAACTCGCGCAGGGGATGCGCGATCTCTCCAAGATCATCCCTGTCGATGTCAACGAACTAAACCGGATCGGTGAAGCGGCCGGCCAACTCGGTATCGGCAAGGATGACATCCTCGGGTTTACCGAAGTCATGGCCAAACTCGGGGCCACGACCAACCTGACCGCAGACGAAGCGGCGACCTCCATCGCACAGATCCAGAACATCTTCAACGCCTCCGGCAAGGACACGGATCGCTTTGCCTCGTCCCTTGTGGCGTTGGGCAATGCTGGTGCGTCTACTGAGGCCGACATTGTCGAAATGGCCACGCGTATATCTGGCGCGGCGAATCAGATCGGCGTGTCCCAGGCTGACGTGCTGGGCTTCTCATCGGCCCTGGCAAATCTCGGAATCAACGCAGAAGCCGGTGGCACGGCGCTGTCTAGAGTCATGTCGAGTATCAGCGTAGCTGTGGATACAGGCGGCGCTAAGTTACAAGGATTCGCGGCAGTGGCCGGTATGACCTCGGCATCATTCGGGGCACTCTTCAAGGAAGACGCCTCCGAGGCCGTGACACGGTTTGTGGAAGGGCTTGGCAGGGCCAAGGATTCCGGCGCCAACCTGACAACCATCCTCAAGGATCTGGGCCAAGGCGACATCAGGGTAATGGATGCCCTCAAGCGCATGGCTGGAGCCGGGGATCAGTTGCGCGGATCACTGGACCTTGCGCGGGCCTCGTGGCTGGACAATTCAGCCCTCAGCGAAGAGTTCGGTAAGCGCGCCGAGACCACCGCATCCCAACTGCAGATCCTGTGGAACCGTGTCAAGGACGTGGCGATCACGCTTGGGATTGCGATGTTGCCTGCGATCCGAATGCTGGTGGATGCGTCAGTCCCGTTCATTGGGATGCTGGAAAGCATGGTGACGTCGTTCAGCGCGTTGCCGGTGCCGGTCCAGGCGACGGTCTTCGCGATTGCCGGGATCGCGGCGGCGGCTGGTCCTGCGATCTTCGTCGCTGGCACGCTCATTAAGTCATGGGCTGCGGTGGCTGGTACGCTCAAGTTGGCAACGGCTGTGACCCCAGTTGTCGGTACCACGTCTGCGTCAGCGGCTATCGGGGTCCGGGCGCTCGGGCTGGCGTTTAACTGGCCCTTCGCGGCGATTGTCGCTGGCATCGGCGGGATCACCCTGGCAATTAAGGGCCTGACATTGGCACGGCAACAGGACGCCAAGGCAGGCGTCATTGTGAGCGCCGAGGGCATGGTCACCGAAATGCCCCAGGGCGAAGACTACGACTCGCAACTGAAGGCCCTGGATGCGTTCCTTGCCGCGAAGAAGTCACGTGCGGACTACCGTGCGGCCATCGACGCACAGGGTGGCGGCATCATCGCGCCAGGCGCACTCGGAGGCGGAGAGGGTGGTGGGCTGATCCCACCTGGAGCCGTGGCCGAGATCAGCGAGTTCGACAAGGCCATCCAATCGCTGACGGATCGGATCAGCGGCAAGGAACTCATCGAAGGCGTCAACCAATGGATGATCGCCATTGAGCGCGTAGGAGGTATAGGTGCGCTCACCCATGAGGAGTTGACGCAGTTCCAGAATGACGTGGTCAAAGCCGTCGAAAAGATGCGCCTCGCGAGCGACGAGATCCCGCGCACCTGGGCACTGATCGCGGACAGTATTCGCAACGATTCCATCGTCCAAGCGATGCGCGATAGCCTTGGCGATTCCCTGAACATGATCGGCCTGAACGAACAGCAAATGCTGTTGCAGTCAGGCCAACTCGACACAGGGCTGATGAAGGCACCCTCGGCCGGCGCTCCTCTCACGCGCACGGATGAACGGGCGCGGCTGGGCGAAATGTCTGATCTGGCGAAAACGGTCATGCAGGGTGTCAAGAACATGCAGACCGCGATCAATGGCTCATTCGCGCAGATGCTCATTGGTGCCAAGTCGTTCAAGGACGGATTCCTGGACATCTGGTCATCTATTAAGGCCGGTGTGATGAACGTCCTGAATCAGTTATTGGGATCGTTTGTCAATTCGTTTCTGGGCGGGATCACCAACGCGCTCATGGGGCAGAAGGGCGCGATGTCCACGGCCTTCTCTGGCCTGTTCGGTGGCATGGGCGGTATGGGTGGTGGCGCTGGGGCTGCTAGTGGTGCGGCTGGCGGCGGCGGGATTGGCCTCGGCGCATTGATGAATCCGTGGGTGCTTGGTGCCGGCGCGGCGGCTGGCATTGGGGCGGCGATCTGGCAAGGCGGTCTGTTCCGCGGCGGCGAAGAGTCGATGAAGGTCAACCGACCTCGCGATCAGTACCTCGCTGGGTTTGGCGCGACCGGCACCGGAGAAGGATCTGGGTTTGCGATCCTCGCGGCGAAGCTGACAGAGATCACGGGACAGGAAGGTGGCGGCGCCCTGTTCCAGATGCTCAACTCAGCGGATACGTTGGAAGAGTTCAACGCAGCCACGGCGGCGATCAACGACAAACTCGAGGAAGGCAAAGCCGCACAAGAGAAGCTAACGCAGGCCACCACGACCGGCAGTGAGGGCGTGGGGATGCTCGAGGTCGCCGCGAATGCTGCGGCGTTGGCGCTGCAGGGCCTGGCCTCGGTCGTCATGGGCTCGGCGATTCCGGTAGCCGGCGGGGCGCCAGCTCCTGCGCCTATCGGTGGGGAGCGCGCAGCCGGTGGCGAGACGGTTGGTTTCAGTCCTGACGACTTCAATCCAGACAACGTAGATGGCGGCGG